TAATAAACAAGGACAACCACTCCACCATTTCCACCACCACCTCCGCCACCTGCCCCTCCGTTTCCTGCACCGCCAGTTCCGTCAAATCCGTTTCCTCCATTGCCTCCATTTCCTCCTTTTGATTCAATAGCTGCCGAAGCACCGATAACAATTACTGCGAAGGCAATAAAGATAGTACCTCCATTCGTACCTGGGGCTCCTCCACCACCGCCCCCTCCACCAGCACCAGAAGTAATAGAACCTCCTCCACCACCGCCCCCACCAGCAGAATTTGCAGAACCTTTTAATTTAATAGTCGCACCCGTAGCAGTAATATCAAGCATCTCTCTCATTAGCCAACCTAAAATGAACTTAACTAATGCAAGCGTTGCCGTACCCCCAGTGCTTGAACCACCAGAAGACGGACCCGTTCCGTTTCCTTGGGTTCCACCACCACCAGCACCTCCAGCCACTCCATTCCCACCAATAGAGTTTGAAATAGGTGTACCAGTTTTAGAGCCTCCTGCTTGACCAACGTTTACCGCCTCACTTCCGCCATTTCCACCATTCTCTGCTGGGAAACCAATTAAATATCCATCTGCCATAGCCACCCCAACACCACCATTAGCACCAGAATTGTTCGTGGCGTTTGAACCATTGCCACCATTGGGGCCATTCCTCTTAATTTTAGAAGTACCGTTCATGGTTAGCGTACCAGTACCAAAAATGCGGTATCCTGCGGGGTCTAGGGTAGTACCCGTAGCCATTGTCATATTCGTATAGTAAACATCTCTTGTAAGCGTATAATCGCTACCAGATTTTGTTGAACCAGCAGGGGTTGAAGCTCCATCAAAGTCAGCCGTACCATCCGAGCCGTCTCCGTACATATTAAAAAGACGCTTGTAGGCATCTACAAATTGCGTCCATATTTCGGTGAAGTTACTGTTCATATTGCTGGCATCCAACTCATCGCCAGCAGCGAAAGTTACGTTTGGCTTTGACATATTTTTTAACTAATAGTTACTTTGTAATCAACAGTTAAAGATTCTGTATTTGATTTCGTTAATGGAAGCTCTGCGGTTTCTGGGTCGGCAATTCGGCTAAATAACTGACCAGTGTTTACAGTTCCAGTTCCGTCAATAAAATGACCAACTTCGTAATATGTTCCCGTGGTTTCTGTTGCCGTAAAGAAGGTTGAGATATAAGCTACGTTTGATGAATATGTTTTTGAACTGATAACTTTTCGGAAAACTTCCGTGCCAAGTTGGGTGTTTCCATTTGCCGAACCAGTTGCATCGCTTCCCAATGCACAATAATTTAAAATCCCCGTGTAGGTGGTTGTTCCTGCAAGAATCATGGCAAAAACAGTTCTTCCAACCGTTGGGATTATATTAGTTTTTACTATTTTTCTTTTAAGAAATTTGCTGTGAAAAACTTCTTTTAAAGCATCAAATTCTTTTCCTCTTAGCGTTGCAAGTTTCGCCTCCATGGCCTTAGCCTCTGGGGTGCTGACATCGCAAAAGTAAAATGTTGCTTCGCCCTTCATTTGTAAAGTGTCATTCATAGTTTTATGCGACAAAGTTGCAGCCCCTATTAAAGAATGCTGGTCGCTTCCTGTCAGCATCGCTGGCGGGAAAGTACGGAGCATACACCCAAGTGGGTGGGCTGTCTTTAATCATTCTAATTAACGTTTCGCCGACAACCATTGTGTCAAGCGTTACTAAACTAATTCTATCAAGAGTTTGATTAAAGTGCAATTCTTCTGCAAACGTCATGGTGTCAATATCTTCTAGGTTTATGGTAATATCCAATACTTCACCCTCCTGTCTAAACACTCCAACCTTTTTGTTGGTGTCATCAATTTGCTTCATCAAAAATTCCACGATTCCAATCACTCGTGCCGTTGAACATTCTATTTTGTAATCCAGTCTTTCTGGGGTTTTGGTGGTCGTGATAACCTTGTTAATGGTGAAATCTTGGTTGAGCGTTCGTATATCCGATTGGATATTGATATGCTGACCAGAGCGTAAGCCATTTCTTGCTGTTTTGAATGTCGCCTTTTTAATCGGTAACGCATAATCGGTAAATTCCGCTTGGGCTCGCTGTCTTGCCGCTTCTTTGGTCTTAATTAACTTATCCACAACCACCCATTCATGTTCTCCGTAAGTTGCAACCGAAGCACTATTTTTTGCCTTTACCAATACCACTATCAATGGACTGCCTGTAACAACAACGTCTCCACTGCCTGGGGCAGAGTTAAATTTGATAACCTTTTCTTGGTAGTTCCACAAACAATCAAAACTTGTTGGGTCATCAATAAAGTCAACGCCAACAGTTTTTCCAACACCTCCAACGGTTACGGTAGGAGAAACATCATATCGGTATGGAAGTTTGAAGCTCTTAGTGGTTCCATCGCCCGTGCCAACCTTGTCGCTTCGGCTGTCGCCAACATACTCACCGCCTCGCACATAGACAATATTTCTAATTTGTTTATTGTCATCGTTCACTTCTAAACTGTTAAAAACATAGTTTCCGTTGGTGTCGGTTAGGTCAAACGGTGCAACCTCTCCCGTAGTCTTTGGGAAAAAATGAATGTCTTTGTTGTAATCAATGTACCAATCAAAGCCTATAAGTTCAGCAAGTTGCTGGATGCAATCAGATGGCTTTTTGTAGTTAAACAAAATATATTCTAGGGTAACTCCGCTGGCCTGCACGTTTGCCACAGTAAATCCCGTGGTGTAGGTGGAAATAATATCGGTTACGATATCTTCCACAGCCATGCTTTCATAGGTATCAAAAACCAGCTTTCGGTTAAGCGTATAAGTGTAATCAGAACATTCAACATCATAGCTGATGAGTTTTCCTCTAATGCTTTCGGTAACTTTGATAATCACTCCCGCAAAAATCTTTTCTCCGTGATAGTAAACAATGATTTCGCTCTCAATCCCTGGCTTCCAAATTCTGCCTTCGTAGCTCTTGGTGGTAAATTGCAGGTTATCAATTTGAGAGGTGATGATGTCTTCTTTTCTAAAAGAATCCCAATCAATGAAGTCAACTTTATCCACACCATCAACCATCACAATAAAAGCCTGCGACCCAGGCGAAGGGCTGGGGCTAATAGAAGGACTGACTGATGGTGATACTGATGGTGAAACAGAAGGGCTTACTGATGGACTTGCCGAGGGGCTAATAGATGGACTTCTTGATGCAGAGGGGGATTGGCTAGGAGATGAACTTGGTGAAACAGATGGCGATACCGAAGGAGAGCTAGAAGGAGAAACCGAGGGGCTAGCGGAGGGGCTTGCAGAAGGACTTTTTGAAGCGGAGGGAGAAGCGGAAGGGCTTGAACTGGGTGAGGAAGATGGCGAAGCTGAAGGGCTAATTGATGGAGATTTTGAAGCAGAAGGTGATAAAGAAGCTGATGGTGATGCGGATGGGGAGGAAGATGGAGATGAAGAAGGGCTAACGGAAGCCGAAGGTGATGCGGAAGGGCTAGAACTTGGTGATATTGAAGGGGATTTTGATGGGGAAATTGATGCCGAGGGTGAGGCAGAGGGTGAGGAAGATGGCGAGACGGAGGCACTAGGCGAGGCGGAGGGACTTGATGAAGGAGAGACGGAGGCGGAGGGGGAGGCCGATGGTGAGGAGGAAGGAGAAACAGATGGTGAGCGTGAAGCGGAGGCCGCTCCAATAAAGTATTTTGGAATGGCTAAATTGTTCTGCTCAAACCACCAGCAAAGGTGGATAGGTTTCCAGTTTAATAGCGTTTCTTCTTTAACAAAAAGCGACAGAAGTTTGTGGCTCCAACTCGTCAGATTTTCTATTGTCTTTGCTAAAAAAGTTTTCATTTAAGTAAGGGTTCTGGGATAATTTCTCTCGTTCCAAAATAATAAATTCGGTTTGAAAGTCGGTTGGGTTTGTTTGAGCCATATCGGATAAATCTTTTTCGGTATGCAGAAACATCGGCATCATCAATGGTGTTTAAGATTATGTAGTTGCAGATTTTTCCTACGGCTTTGGCAAACTCATCGGTCAAAACAAATTCGCACATTCTTCCATCAAACAAATCTACAATGCAAACGTCAAAGTGTCCGCAATGTTTTATATATTCTCGTGCATCCTGCTGAATAAATTCTACTCCGAATTGTTCCTGGCATGGCTTAATATCCACTGCGGTTATTGGGACGGCTCCATAAATAAGTCGTGTGAGTCCTGCCACGGTTCCACCTGCAAATCCCAAAATGAGTACACTCTCTGGCTTAAACTGTGGCACCATATAAATCCAAACTCCGTTCGTCAGATAAGCAGTCGGTGGATTCACGGAGTCTATTAAGCCTTCCGAGTTTCTCATTTTTTCAATCATACCCGTATGTTCAGTTTTAATTTATCAATAATCATGTCGCCGATTTCTTCGGCAACACTGCGGTCAAGGTAGGTTCCACCGTTAATGTTGACCACAATTCCTCCACCTCCTGCCAAAGCACCTGGATTTTGCATAGCAATAATAAAGTCCTTCGGGTCGGTGCTCACAATATGACCGCCTTGAACCACTCCGTCCTTGATTCCAAGGCTACTTTTAACACTGCTAACTGCCCCTCCAACGGCTCCGCCGATGTATTGGGCTGCTTTCTGCCCCCACTCATAAACCCTTTGAAAGGCGTTGGCTACGGCGTTTATAGCGTCTGCAAAGGCTTTAATCTGGGCACTGGCTTGTTGCACAATGAAGTTCACCACTTGGGTTATGAGGGTCAGCACCCTTGCCAAGGTATCAAGCATGATACCAAGAATGCTTACCACTAACACGAATGCCCCATAGAGAGCCGCTCCGAAAACAATCACCAAAGGTTGGGCTGCTTTCCAAAGTTCCAGCAAGCTCGGTAAGAGTTGCGTGGCAATAGTGTTCCAAAGGTTCTTTAAAGCTGGGAAAAGTTTAGTGGAGAGGTCTTGCCACAGTTGGTTGAAAATCGGGGTAACAAAGGTAGCCAAGGTTTCCCACAGTGCCATTAAGACTGGCATAATATTGGTGCTGAAATAATTATAGAGTTCGGTGGCTATGCCCATCAGACTTTTTACGGTGTCAATGAAAAATTCAAACGCATGGCGTAGGTCAGTCATTACTCCCTGTAAGAATTGCAATATATCAATCTTTGAAAACTCGGTCAGAAGGTCTTGCCAGTTTATATGCAGTTGGGAAACAATCGCTGCAAGACCAATCGCTACTGCAATAATAATTCCAATCGGCCCCGATAGAGCAACGAATCCTGCAATAATCGGACCAATTATTAAACCAAGCGTACCAACCGCTGCAACCACTCCCGATACTGCCAAAGCCACCAGAATAATGTTTCTGGTGAGTTCTGGGTTGGCATTTATCCATTCCGTAATTTTTAAGATGACGGGGGCGATTGAGTTAAGCAGGCTTGAAATAACTGGGATAAAAGAATCACCAATCGCCTGTTTTAAGTTATTAAAAGTTTCTTTTAAGACAAGCAGTTGCACTTCCAAGGTGTTTTTTACGGCTTCTGCCCTGCCTCCTACGAGCTCTTGCACCTTTGCAAAAATCTCGGCTGCGGAAGCACCGTCTTCAAGCTTAATTCCGTATGCCGTTAAAATCCTCGCTTGTCCTGCGAGGGCTTTTGAAAGGCTGGTGGCCGCTTCTTCAAGGGTGATATTTTTTGCCCGTGCCAAGTCCATTGCCAAAGAAGTATCAGTGATAGATTTCTTTACATCACCCGTAACTTGGAAAAACTTTGACATGGCAACCGCCGCAGTCTCATCGTCAAATCCTAATTGCACCGCTGCTTTTGAAGCACTAATAAAAGCGTCCCTCGCTTTGTTTAATTCCTCTTGGGTTATTTTTATCGTCTTGGTAATCCCAATGGTCTTGGTATCTACCGCCCCAAGCTTACTTCCGTATTCCTGTATTTTTAAGTTAAGCCCCTCAATTTGGTTTCTGGTTGAGGCAACTTGGATAGCGTAATCAGCTTGTGATATTTTTCCCTTTGAAAGCTGGTTGTTAAGGTCTATGAGGTTTTGTTGCTTATCTCTGATGGCAATGCTAGCGGCTTGAATCTCATTCTTCATTTTCGCCGCTTCCACGCCTGTGATTTTCAGACTGCTACTGGTAAGGGTTAATCCCGTTGCCACTTCAATCGCCCTTCCTTTCATAGAACTTAGGGCTGCGTCAAAGTTCGCCATTTTTAGTTGAGCATCAGCGGCCTCTTTAACACTCAATACTAAGCCTGCTGAAATCGCACCAAAAGCGGCAGTGCCAGCTATTGCCATGCCTTCAAATGCGGGTTTCATATCAGTCAGCGTTCCGCTAATTCTCTTAGCTACCGATGAAACCTCGTCCGTCATCCTTGCGATAATGTCTATGTATTGATTAGCCATCGTGGTTTGATTTATTCTTCTTATTTTGGAAAGCAGCTTCGGTGTTCCTCATTATCAGGATGCATTCAATAAACCAAGTTGGCTGGGAAAGATATTGTTGGTATGTCCATCCCATTTCACGGCAAATGGTAACTATCTTCATTTCTTCCGTGGCAGCACCACTTCCCGTTTGTAGAACATAGGCATAATCGTTAGCTACTTCGTTTTTTTTTCCTCTAAGTTGGTGATTTGCTTTACCTCGTCAAGAACAATTTTGAATTCTTCTGCTCTTAATTCAAGCAAAGCATCAAGCACGTTCTCTGCTTTGCCGTCAACTGATACCACCACCTGTGAGACCTGCTGATTTTCAATTTCGTCTACCACCTCGGCTGGAAAGGCATCAATTTTCGGTATTGATTCATTCATGTCAACCTTGACATATTTCATCATTACGTTTCTGATAGCCCTATCCTCTTTAACATTCAGATAGGTTTTAAGCACTATCGTATGTTCCCCCGCCTTAATTTGTTTCGTTTCCCGTTCCATTTTGTTTGGAGTTATTCGGTTTTTCCGAACAACTGGTTAATTATTAGTAAGAAGATACTCCGTTGATAAGTTGGAGAGTGCTCCACAACCTTGTATTAGCAAGGTCAAAGTACACTTCAAAGTTAATGTTTTGAGCGGCGATGTCTCCAAGACCTCCCTTCTTTTCCCATGCGTCAAACATGACTTTTGGAAATACCATGTCTAAGGTTGGGAATTGGGTAGCTCCTAAAAGCTTTGGGCAAACCAGTTTAATCTCAACTGCTTTGACGGTGTTATTTAACATGTAGTCCCTCCATGTTCGGTCTTCGTAGTTCAGTTCCAAAGAGCCCTTAATCTTAAAGCCCTTAATTATAATATCCTCTGGTTCCAAGGTTCCCAGCACGTCAATTTTTCCAACGCTCTTGGCAATTTCAATGTTGAAGTTCTTCAAGCTAATGGCGGTGGCCGCAGACAATAGGCCAGTGTCGTTTGCCACTTTGAAAATCAAGTCGCTTCCAATGAACCGCTTATCAATCTGGTAGCTGGCGGTCGGGGCGGTTTCATCTTGGTGCACCTTAGAGATAAAGTTAGCTACGAAGGTAGCAATCTTTCCAACTGCTATGTCAATTTTCAGGGAGTTAATCATCGCCATTCGGAAGTTAGAAGAACCAACTGGGTCTTTTAAGTGGATAGATAAGCTGGTGCCAGTTACATTGTTTGGCAGGGTGTAGTCGTGAGAATATACACCAGTCTCCAATAGAGTTGGAGTGTCGGTTCCGCAAAGAGCCAAGAGAATCAATCCGAAAGAGTTCACATTGATTTCTCCTTCAATATCTCCCTCCGCCCATTCGCTGGTAACGTAACCAGTCATGGCCGCATCGGTGATGTGCCCATAACTTGATTCCGTCATAGCTCTATTGACCTTGTCATCAAACGTCAGAGCTGTTTTAGGCAACCAATAAGTCGCCGCAACTCCCGTGCCTTTGCTGGATTCCTTTCCGATACCGACCTCCACTAAACGATTTACAAATTTTGTCATGTTTTTTTAGCCTAACTTCAACCGAGGTCTCATTAAGCAGTTATGTTAATTGATATTTTTACTTTTATTTCCATTTCCGCTTTCATGTATGGCGGTGAAGGAATTAACTCATCGGTCAATGCGGGCTGGCAGATAATCATCGTTTCATCGCTGGCTAGCTGTACGCTGGATAATTGCTGGTCTCGGTCAAAGGCGTATAAGATGTCGTCCACTGCTTGCAAAACCATGTCTCGTGCCTTTTTCTCGCTGATGGTGCCCTCTGCAACCTTCACAATGACTATCAGCTTATACACATACACTCTCTGGTTCTCAATCGTTGTTTCAAACTCTGAATCGTTCTTTTTGGCCGCAATCATCACGGCTGGGTAGCCATTAAATTCTTCGGTCGGGTAATCAGCCACTTCTTGGATAGTAGAGATGCTTTGTAGCTTGGCTTTAATTGCGTTTTGAATGCTATGAAATCCCATGGTTACATCTCTAATAATTTTTGTATTCTGTTGTTGATTATCTGTTCAAAGTTTGGCCTAAATTGCGTGGCTGGCTGTTCCAAAAACTTTGCTTGCCCTGTTCTGTGCCTTGCTCGTTCGTTCTCGTGAACGTAGAGGGCATAATCGGTGTGGGCACCCACCACCACTTCCAACCTATTTCTTTCCCAAACCTGGGTGGCTCCTCGCAATCTTCCTGTGTCTACTGGCACCAATGGCTTTGCTTTTCCTTCTAAGAAATAACCAACTTCCCACATCGCTTCGGACATTTCCTGCACAAAGTTTCTTGGCATGTCTTGGAATTTCTTCGTTACTTCCGATAGGTTTTTTATATTAAGTTGGATTTCCATGCTATTTTACTTTCACCAAGACCACATATTTGTGCACCAGATTTCCAATCTCCGCTGGTATCGTTACGCTTCTGACTTTATATTCATTGTTGTCTTCATCTACAATTTTATCCCCAACCTCAATGTCGGTGTCCTCCTCGCAAAACATTTTGTAGGTTTTGCCTGGGGCTTCTCCCATTGCCAGGGTTTTCTCATCAGATACTCGTTGGATTGAAGCAATGTCGGCGGTGATGGTGCTGTAAATAAACTTATCGGCTCCCAGCGGTGTCAGTCTTGAAATGATGATTTGATTTGTTAATAAGTTTCTTAAAGTCATACCACTATCTCTCGGTACGCATCTAAAATGTCATAAATTCCTAGGCGGTCAGATGCTTTTTTGACACTTTGGTACGTTACAGAGTATTCACCTAAACTCTCCGACTTAATATCGCCTGTGGAATTTATATAATTATCCTCTACCATCGCCGCAACCATCTGGGTCGCTGCGAAAGCTAGGTCGTCTGGGATGGCGGTGCTGAATCCGAACTTTCCTGTTACCACAATGTTCTGATGGCCTCTCTGAAAGTGAGCTACCTGTGAACCAAGCCTCAATGTAATCTGGTTGAAATAGCTTTTATTTTCTGGGTAAAGTTTGTAATCGCTTGCGGTAAGAGTAAAGAGCAAATTGCCAGTATCATCATAAATTTTAATTGCGGTTATCTCGGTGGCATCGTCAATCAACAAGGTGTCGCTTCCGTCGCCGTCATATTTTCGGTCTTCGGAAGTCCCAGATTCAAAAGTCCTGCCCGTGTACTTATCAATAAAAGCTTTCACTGCCGCAATGAAGTCGGACAATGAAGTGAGCGGGCTTGGAAGGGCTGACAGTCCAAGGTATTGTAAGACTTTTGTTTGCGTGGTGTATCCCATACTAAATTACTTTCTTGGTTTTATATTTTTTATGTCCTTCGGTCTTCATCATCTTGTCGGCAGGGGCTTCTTGAAAATTAGAGGTCTGATACTTTTCCTCTTTGTATAAAATTGCTAAACCTCTATCAATATAAAAATGTGCTTCGTTGTTGCCAACTACTTTGACATCTCCCACTTCGTTATCTTGATAATTTTTTAGAAACTTTATTTTTTGCATAATGTTTTTTACTTAACCCTTGGGAGTTGCTGGCGGAAGAAGATAAATCCGCCAGCAGAGCTCACAAAGTTAGGTTTTAAGGAATTGCGTCTAGCTTCCTCAAAGCTGCTTCTAGCACGCATGTGCCACCGATTCGCTCAACAACACGGATACCAACTTGGTCGTGTTCCCAAGCACTGCCCGCTTCGTTAGAAACGGTAACGGTGATGCTCCTTCGGTCGCCCATCCAATAAGCTTGTTTCAAATCACCGAAATAAATCTCGGCATCAGAAACCCAGTTATTTTCGTAGACGGGGTGTCCAAGGATTGTCGCAGGTCCAGCTTGGCTGATGGGTTCTTGCCAAATATAACGACCATTGTTATCTTTGACTTTCCTCAACTCCATGATATTCGTATTGTTCATCAAGAATACTGCATTTCTGCGGTACTTTTGAGGCAACGAGTACACCAAACGAATGATGTTATCAAAGTCAAGGTTCCCAGAGCAAGTAACAGACGTTAAGCTACAATTTGCGATACCAGTAGGCTGACCAGAACCAGTACCGATAGTCAAAACTTTGTCTTCCTCTTGCCTTAGGGCTTCGGAGAACAAACCAATGATTAACTGTACAATGTTCCAATCAGATGCATCTTCCACCAATTCCTCTGATGCATAAAGAATAGCAGCGACTTTGTATGCCGTAAGAGTTTTTTGATTAAACTCGGCAGAGGTCGTGGTTTTCTGCGTATTCTCGGCTGTCCAGTAAACTTTTGGTTTGGCAGTTAAGGTAGGAATGTTCATTGATAGCCTTAACATCGGGACAACTCTCACTAAACTTCGCATCGTAGTTGGGTCTTCCAAATCTGCGATAAGTTCAGCTCTGAACTCGGTTGGGACTAGGTATCCACCATCGGCGGAAACGCCTTCGGCTAATGCTTTCACAACAGCCTTGTCGTTTTGTACCAATCCCATGAAGAATCCGACAATTTTCTCCTCCTTGGTCAACGCTTTCACGTCTTCCTTAGAGAAGTCCTCTTTTCCAAAAATTTTGGTCAACAAGGTAGCTTCTATCTCCTTGCCTTGAACTTTTTCAAGTAAACCTTTTACTTTGTTCAGACCTAATTTTTTCTCCACCTTGGACACGATGGCATCAACCATCTTGTCAACTTCCTTTTCGTCGGCTCCTTCCTCCCCTTCTGGGGCATCAGAACCTTCTACTTCCTCCTTTTCAATGTCTTCTTCTTTTTCTAAATCTTTGTTCATTGTGGGTTGAAAAACTATAAACTATTCTTGCTCCTTTTCTTGTCGCAAGATTTCGTTTATGTTCTTCGCTATTTTTTGCAGTGCCCGTACTTTAATTCGGTTCTTCCGTGATTTATGTACCTCCACTGGGCGACCTTTTGCTGATTTATCTTCTCCATCCATTTCAGGAGATGCAGTTTTCTGCAACTCTTGAAGGACGGAAATCGCATTTGTCATGGAACCTATGGCGTCATCCATCAATGCCAACGTTTTTTTAGAGAGAACTCTACCCTCCTTTGCCATTAAACCAATCTCCTCCATTGCTAATTCCATAGCGGATATTTCCATTTCTTCAATTTTCTTTTCAGCTTTTTCTTCCACTTTTTCCTCCAATCCTGCTTCGGGGGTTTTTTCCTCTGCTGGTTTTTGTTCTTCTTTGGGTGCTTCTGGTTTTTCTTCTGCCTTTGGTTCTTCTAGCTTTTCCTCGCCATCAATCTGCTTAGCCATCTTCTCAAACCACCCATGTACTTCCTTTTCTTCGGTTGGGTTAAAAGATTTTGCGGCCATCATCAAAGCTTCTTGGTTTGCTGGGACGGGAACCGCAGAAACCTCTAAGAGTTCAGACTCGGTGATAATGTGAAAATCCTTTTCATCAAATTTCTTGGGGATAAATCCAACTGACCATGACTGCATGATAGCTGGGTCAGCCATAAACATGGCTTTTATCTCACGGGCAAGCTGGGTGATTTCATGGAAGACTGGTTCAAAGATAAGTTGCTTATCAACTACCTTAATGTTTTTGGCATAGCCAATCGGTGGCTCATCATATTTATGAGCAAACAAAAGCACGGGGTTCTTCTTGAAATTTTTCAAGTCCCAGCCATCGGCCTTAACCACGTCCCCCATTCTGTCTACTGCCTCGGTTGAACCGATAGCAATCAACTTTCCGTCCACCTTTTTTGACTCAATTAAGAGTTCCCGTTTTGTATTCATAAATTTTAATCTGAAAAAAACCGAAGAAAAGCACGCTGGCTCATCTTCGGTTCTTCCGTAAGATAGATTTAATTATTTTATTGTATGAAACGCTGTGTAGAGTGTCAAGCCTTAGAAAACATTTTCAAAGTAATCATAGCTTAACCCTGCCCTGCCTGTCCAATTTGTTGGGAAGTCGCTACTGCCCTTAATGTAGCGATAAGTGTCTGCTCCTGCCGATATTGTTTCCTTTAAAATATACCAGTTGCCGTCTTTGTCGGTGAAGCCGTAGTAGTTTGGAGTGCCGTCATCATCCTTGTTGGCAATCTTGTATTTATCCAATGGGTTTTGGTTTCCGCCGATGTCTTGCAGAAGCTTACTCTGGTTTTCAAAGTCTCCGCCAGCTCCGTACTGCACATTCATGGCCGCATCATAGAAAGCCTTTCCACTTTTATCTACCAGCCTTACGGGGATAGCCTCTTTGGGTGTCTGGTTCCCTATGAATGCCGTGATGGCGGTTTTAAACCTCGCCACGAGGCTCTCAATCGCTTTAACAACGAGCGGGGCATCGGACTTGGGGAAGTTGTTGACCTCAATTTCGGTTGGGAAATCCTTTTGGTTTTTTACGAGTACCTCCTGCGGTTTTTTGCGGGCGTTCTGGCTGTCTTCTAACATCAGGTCAATGCCGTTTGCCATTTTTTCCAGCACTTCGGTTTGCTCCTGGGTCAGCAACTTGCTCTGCTCAAACTGCTTGCTGTTATTTTCCTCGCCAGTAGAAAGCACCGCCTTTAAATCTTTTAGGAAGTTGCCAAGTTGAAGTGAGATTTTATTCTCGTTGTCTTTTTCGTTTTCTTCCAAGAACTTATCAATCTCCTCCGTGAGTTGTTTCTTTTTATTTTTGTCCGCCATCTTCTTTTAATTCCTTAGCAATTTTTCTTCGCATCTTTTTTATTTTGCCAAGCTCTTGCTCTTTTTCAATAGCAATTTCTTTTTTAGCTTCGGCAACAATTTCGTTTTTGATTGCTTCTTTATCAATGACTTCAACCTTCATGCTCTTAGCTCCGATAATTGGAACAATAGTGCATCGGCAGTTTACATGCAACGGTGGGTAGGTTACGTTTCCGTAGTCTACGGTTACGTTTGCAATGGTGTCGCCGTCTTTTAAGAAGTCATTATCCAGTTGCACAATCTTTCCATTCATTTCAACACAAGCCTCGTCGGTGCGTTCGTCCAAAGCGGTCAGCCATTGCTTGCCAGTTACTACGCCAGACTGCTTGTAGCCCTCGTCAGTGGCAAAGTTAGTTGAGCGTGAGGTCTCGGTGCGGGCAATCTTGAATGACCGTGTGGTTTCGTAACCATCAAATAAATCATTGATTCTTTTGGCAATCTTTCCAATACCCTCCCCCTCCCCTACCCCAGTGGAGATGGCATCCCTTATCCCTTCATTGGTGGTTTGGGTTATTTCTGTTGAGAACTTAATAGGGGTTTCGTTCAGGTACTTAATAATGCGGGCAACCGTCATATCAATCGGCTCGTTAATACCAACCAGCTCCAAAGCCAGCTTGCCTTCCTCTTTAATGATTCCTCGGATAAGAGGCTTCAAAGAAATAGCAAACGTGGTGGCTTCGTCTTCCACATCAAATAGGAAATCATTGGGGTTAATGGCTTTGCCTTCCAGCTTCCTTAATACGGCCATGCGTTGAATGTGGAATAGTTTCTTTAAGATTTTAGCAAAGCGGATTTCAAACTTGCCAGACAGATTTGTCTGTCGTACCCAGAATTGTTCTTCCTTTGTCAGTGGTTTCTCTGCTTCTTTTTTGGTTTTCTTCTTGCCGTTCTTTTTAACAAGGAAGTCTTTTACAATCTTGCGAATCTCATCATGGATGACCATGTTTTTCTTTTTATCTCGGTTGCCGATTCTTCTCAAAAGCATTTTGCCTGTGTTGTTTGCGGGCGGAACTACTGGTTCGTTTACCGTTCCAATCGGACTATAATTGAAAGGCTTTAAAATCTCATCACCACCGTCAATATTATCCAAACCTTCTTCCTGTCGCACTTCGTTGGTTGTCATCCATCCTTGGGTTAAGGCAGAATTGTATCGTGAGAGTTTTGCTTCAACATTTTCTGGCACTGGGTCTTCAAAATCAAGCCAGAGATTATCTCCAAACAAAGGTACTAAGAACTCATTGAGCTGTTCAATGATTCTTTCCATCTTAGGTTTAATGGTTCGCTTTGCAAAAACGTAATCGGCAGTTTCGGCGTTAGCTCTATTAACATCGTCAGTGATAGCCACGATAGTTTTAGGCACACGGAAAATAGAAAGGATTTTATCCCTCGTGAATTTCTGTTGCTCTAAGAAATCCATATCCTTGGCCGTCATTTGCAAGCGTTCTACGCCAACACCTTTCTGTAACACAGTGGTCTTGTGAGCATTCTCGGTGCCTCGGTATTTTTTATCCCAGCGTTCGGTAATTCTTTTAATCTCGTCTTTCTCCAAAGTCTTATCGGTCTTTAAAACAAAATCTGGGGTGGCAGAGTTTCGGAAAAAGTTTTCATTATAGCGTTCAGCATTCTCATCAATAGCGATAGTGGTTCTTAAAGCTTCCAAGGTTCCACGTCCACGCATGGGCTTGGCTGGGTTTGGGTACTTAATTAAAATCACGTCCTCGGCATCAAGTTTGCTTTCACTGCCGTCGTCTTTCTTGTATTTGTAGCCATTCAAAAGCCCCTTAGCATCAAACAAAGGGGTCAAACGGTCGGGTCTCAATAAATAAACTGCGGTGGGGGCTCCTCCATTTCCGCCCGTCCTATCAAGAAGCCAAGGGGCTTCTCCTGCCAGCTCTAAATATTGCTGGGTCAAATGAATATGGTCAAATTTCGTAGTAAAAGGATTAACCCTATAAAGTAAATCAAGAAGCTCGTGTTCATAAAGCTCCTTCATGTCTCCGTTTGGTTTTATAGAATAGAGTTTGAATTCTATTGAAGCAACGTCATCAGCAATGGCGGTAACACAAGCGTATACCCAGCTTTTTGCAGCCTTCAAGTAATCGTCAGGTTTTGCAACCTTCACTGATTCGTAGGTTCCATTGTAATCTTCTGGGATAGCGTCCCAAGAAATTCCACGTTCCCGTTTACCGCCTTTTTCGGAAACTTCTTCAACCTCCTGCTCCTGCCTAGGTGAGCCGAGCTCTCTGAAAAATTTCACTGGATGTAAGATAGGATTCTCCATAAAAAATAAACCGAATAACAACTAGATGTTGCCTTCGGTTCTTCCGTAAGGGTTAGTATTGTTTAATGATATGAAATGCATTATAGGGTGTCAAGTTAGTCAAGGCTGATGGATTCTTCAATGGTAATAAATCGGGGTTTGTTTTTCTTCACTTCAATTTCCTTCACGTCTTTTCCCGCAAACTTGAACTTGCCAAAGCCCGTTGATTCTAATTTATCAACAAGATTGTACATTTCCTTGTCTGCTTTCTTATCAATAATAATTTTGTCAGACTGTTTTTCCATTTTTAATTTGTGCGATTAAATCCTTCAACTCTTGAACGCTTTGCTTGACATCAAATTTCTCTCTGACTTCATTGTATCTTAATTCCCCTTCACTTACACGTTCATCCTCATTTAAGAAACGTTCAAGGTCGGCCTTGTTGCGGGCGACTGGCATTCCCAGCGTCCACGCAGTGAGCGTTTTATTCGTTGATTTGTATTTTCCTCTTGGGCGAATATCTGGCGGAAGTAAAACAATGTCGTGTTCTAAAATCACATCATCAAAGCTCCATTGCGGATTCTCCCACTGATATTTTACGTTACGAATGAAGTTATTATTTTCCTCATCAACTTTCTTTTGCATCTCCTCAATCTGTTCTGGTGTTTCGTTTCCTTTTAAAATTAGCTTCTCGTATGCGGCCACAGACGAATAGGGCGGACGGCATTCAGAAAGCACCGTCAACTGCAATCCCATTTTCTTTAAGCTTCGCAATGTTGGGTCAAGCAGTTTTGCATTTTGTGAGTAGCCAAACCAAATCACTTTTTTGGCTTTCCCTTGGCCCTTATGGTCTTTCTTTTTGGTGTGGAAAGAAAGGTCTTGGCGGTCAGGAATAAACACCACTGGCTTATCAGTGAACTCTTGCATGGCTTTCTGCAAGCCTTCTGATGAAACAGTAATGGCATCGCAATTATCAATCATCTCCTTAACTGAAACGGTGTCCAACCAATCTGGGTCGCACACATCCAAAATCTTTACGCCCTTAAATTCTTTGGCATATTCTTTCCAGTAAACCTTTTGAAAAATAATCACCTCGTATTGTGCACCATTGCGGAACTGTTCCGCTTCTTCCCAATTCTTAATATACCAATGACCTCGTAAACGTGAAGAACCAACGTCCTCTCGGTTGTGCCATTGCTCAAATAATAAGATGCCTACTGGCTTTTTGTTGTATACAGACATGTTATTGGATGTTAGTTTTTAATACTTTTTCAACCAGATTCTTCCAGTCGTTTCTGAAACGCTCACCCGAAAATATTTTCAGGGCGGTTTCCTTACCACGTTGACCAATGGCAATACTTTCTTTGTAGTGCTCCAAAGCGTAGGCAATCTTTTCAGCCGCATCTTCGGGGTTGTCTTTGCAAATGTAGCCGTTCACACCGTGTTCAATAAACTTGTCTGCATCCTGGTGGCGGGTCGTAACCAAGCAAGACCCAGAGAACATGGCTTCCGTGCGTGTGCGGGGCATAGGTGAGGCTAGGGTGGGGTTAAAGTACACTAGGGTTCGGGACATGAAGTCTCGGTACTCGTCAAAAGAATTAAACAAAGCGTCCTGGGCAATCCAAATAGTTTCCATTCCGTACTTCTCCTTTAAAATGTCCCTTGTTTCTTGGAACAAATTTCTGCCGTAATATTTATCGCCGATTCCTGCCGCTGAAATAAACGTGGCAATGCGTGGGTCTTTTTCTTTATCCCACCAGTCTTCTTTATCCATCCCGTGGATAATGACCTCTCCCCCACCCCACTGTTCCTTTGCCTCGTTTGAGTTCACCACGGTGGCAACAATGTTTGGGTACTCTTTCATTAAGTGAAACATTTTATCCCGTGCCCATTTAAGGGCTGAATCTTCGTTGGCTGGATATCCATCTTCAACACACATCTGCATAAACATTTCGGGGTAGACGGGGGTGCCATGGTTGACCACAATTACTGGTATGTCGGTAACTTGGCTCATCAAATCCTTGAACAATTTTGTTTTTCCCAACCTTGGGATTAAGCATTGCTGGTCAACGTGTAAAATGGCAAGGTCGTATTTTCCCTTTTCGTAGTAGGGTACCCATTTTAAGTGTTTGGGAATCGGACGGGTTCGCTTATCAAATTTCCTAACGTGGTTAATGCAATACGTCCAATCAATCCAGTCTATTTTGAGCAACTCGGTTTGATGAGCTTGGTGCCAAGGGACTGAAAACACTCTTATTTTTTTACCCTTGTCTGGTGTTGGTGATACTGTGCCCGATGGGCTTGAATTTACCGTCATGTTTTTTTTGGTTTTAATATTACTACTACATCGGGTCGCTCGTTCTTTGCCACCTCTATAATTTGCCAGCTTTTTTTGTATTGGTACTCTAATGTGTCAAAGGAATGTTCATTGAAGTAGGCGGTGTGGTCAATCACATAGGCTTTCGGATTTTCCATGTGAGGCACGATAATCGTCAGCTTGCCGTCAGGTTTTAGCACTCGCCAGAACTCATTGATAACGTTGATGGGATGGCAAATATGTTCTAGGACATGCTGACAAAGAATTTCGTCTACCGAGTCATCGGCATAGGGCAGAGCGGTCTTCTCAATATCCATGACATGCTGTTGCCCCCAGTCCTCTGCGTCAATTCCAATGTAGCCCTCTCGGTTTATATCAGCTCCGCATCCCACATTCAGTTTTATTTCGCTCATATATTTAGCCTATAAATTAAATCTTTCATCTTGATGATATCCTTGGTTCGCTTCTGCCACTTGTGAGCGGTCATAATCTCTTTGCACATCACGTTAGGTAAAAATACCATCTCAAATCCTTGGGCATCAAAACGTTCACGCAGTTCTTGGGACTGTCCGCCATACTTATCTATGCGTTCGTTGAACATACCAGCCTTAATTAAATTCTGCCTGCTGATAAAAGAAAAGTTCTCAACGAATGACTTTTTGTTGGCTCCCTTGTTTCCAAACCACCAGAGTTTATCGTAGGGAACTTTTACTTTCTGGGCTTCCTCAACAAATAAACGAATAGTATCTTTCTCTGGTGCGAAACGGCTATCTAAAAACATCAGGTACTTTCCATCGGATGCAATCACGCCTAGGTTTCGTGCCCGTGCAATGTTGTAGCCGTCAGTCATTTTAGTGTTCACATATTTGACTGGGTACCACGCTGTCTGTACCCACTCTTTAACCTTTTCTTCTAAGCCATCGTCAGAGCCGTCATCGCAACAAACGAATTCAATGTTTTTGTATTCTTGAAAATGCAGTGCCGCCATGATTTCGGCAATCTTATCCTTTCGGTTTCGCACGGGGGTAATGACAGAGACCAATGGTTGACCAGGAAACATCACTTCGTTGTAGAGCCGTGCATACATGTTCGCCATGCGTTCGGCTGAATAAGTTTTCACTACATCAAATCCCGCCTTGATGATTTTAATTCTGCGTTCTGGGTTTTCCATTAAAGATTTCATTTCTTTTTCTAGGTCGTCTACATCAGAACGTTCACCTCCACGCACTACCATGTTTTCCTCTTTGTAAATGTCTGGCACAATGCCAACCCTGCGAGTAAGCACGGGTACGCCAACCGCCATGGCTTCTAAAATAGGCATGGGGCCAGATTCAAACCCGTCCTTGGAATTACAAACCAGCATACTCATCTGGGCATAGGCTTGCCGAAGCTGTCCCTCTGAAATATCCAGTCGCACGTCAATGTTCACGCCTGTTTCCACGATAGACTGATAATATAATGGGTCTGAAATATGCCCGACCAGCAAGAAGGTGTAGCCGAGCTTCTTGCAAACTTGTGCCACTTCTAAAATGCCCTTTGAGCTCTCAATTCTAAACGCAACCATACCAACCACGTTGCCGTCTATATTGTAATCCTCATTGAAGGTCATGGCGTTAAAATCTACGGCGTGCGGTATGAGCCTAGCCGTCGGTAGTTTCTCAACTTGGGTAAAATTCTTTACCACCATAGCGTCAACCAATGCTGGCGGTATCTTGTCAAGGTCATAGGGATTATGGTGGGTGATTATCTTTTTAAATTTACTGATGACATGGGGCACCATGTTCCAAATCACCTCAAAGGATTTCCAGTATTCAAAATCAATCAGGTCAGAGCCCTTAATGGCTTCTTGCAGGTCTTGGATATCTTTATTGTTAAAACGCTTCCCGTGAAATGGAAAAATATTGATATCTAAATGCGGATTATAGTCTTTAATCATGCCCGCTAGCTTATCAATAGCTGACCCTTTTAGCACGGTTACAATAGTTATTTTTTTCATCCTTGAAAATGTTTATTTATTTCGTGCTTTCTTAAATTATGATAGCCGTCTATGGCTTTCTGAATTAAACCAGAGCTTGATTGGCTCTTGCCTCCACCAACACCAAACACCATCTTCACTCCAAGCTGTTTGCAGATTTCTTTTTCAGGAATGTTTTTGAGCGTGCGGTCTCCACCCTTTGCAAAGATAAATTCCAGTTCGGAGGTTGGATAAAGAAACCTAAAAGTAGCAACAACCAATTTTATTGTTTCACAAACAGTGGCATCATGGTCAACCGATTCAACAACGTAATTCACGCCCTGTATTTGGCTGACAATATGCATCCTTTCTTTGCAATCCATAAAAGGCACCGTACCTTTTACCACAACCTGCTGGTTATTATTTACAATCACCACCTCCCACCAGCCGAGCTTCTGTGCGTCTCGTAGATACTCAATATGCCCGCTGTGAATTGGGTTGAAATAGCCACTGGTAATTACAATGCTTTTTTTCATTTTGTTGCTTCAACGATTAGTTTGTGAATATGTTCTTTAAGCGTAATGTTTTTGAAACCTGCCTTAGTAAGATAATCTATCATAGACTCATGGGTAAAATGATTCCTATGTACGTCAAACTCGTGCTTTTGGGCTCCCGTGAACGTGTATATCCATCGCCTAGGGTTAATTTTGGCCTTACCTTGGCACTTCGGGCAGGCGGGGTTAGCTTTGAAGCCTTCCACGCTGTCGGCCTTGTGGGGCACGCATTCACAGATTTCCTTATTCGCATAATAAACCATGGCCTTGCCTGCATCAGGTACCTGTATTTTAAGCTTACCGCCGTAGTTTAAAATCCTATACCATTCAGCTAGTACCTTCTCGGTGTCCCTAAAAGAAATGTGTTCCAAGAATTCTATGGAAGTAATCTCCTCCGCTTCGTTGGCTTTGGCAAACGGATATGGCACATCCGTGAGGTCGTGTACCAGCTCCACGTTGCCGATTTCGTTTTGGCTATCAATGTTAAGATAGCCATTCATTGATTTTTTACCGCATCCTAGGTTTAGTTTCATGTTAGTTGATGTGTTCGGTTATGATGAATAATTTTAACGCTGCGACCCACAAGAAGTTAGGCAACCACTTGGGTTTGGGTTTAATCAGGCCAGTGTATTTCTCGGCAATCTTTTCAACCTTTGCCTGGTAGGTCTTTCGCATGAATTTTCTTAGCTTTTTGTCTTGTCTTGAACTCATGATTAAGTAATTTCGGTATATTTAATATTGTTTGCTTTTATGAATTCCTTGATTTCTTTTTCTTGCTGTGCGTACTTTGGGTCAGTCATTTTACGGCTGTGCCATTCAACTTCTAAAAATTCAACCCGTTCCATCATTCCGTCCTTAATCATTTTTATCAGCACTGGGTACTCGGCTCCCTCAATGTCCATGCGTAGGTAAATTCGGTGCTTCTTGATGTACTTAATGTAGTCTGCAAAGTCAAAGCAATCTACCGTATAAATCCTCCCGTTTTTAAACCGTATCTTTTCTTTCATCACCGATGACTTTACGTCATCCGACCTTTCCGAAAACTCTATCTCACCGTTAAAATCCAATGCCGCACGCTTCATAAATAGTGTCCCATATTCTAGCCGTATCGCATCCCATTCCTTGGGATATTTTTCTCCTAGTGGGTCAATGCCGATAGACTTAATACTCCTATCGTGGTTCTTGTAAAAGTCTATAATGGTCTTTCCGTTGTTGCACCCAAGGTCAATGTAAATCATTTGAATTCCCAGCCCGACAGAACCAGCATCTTAAACGCTCTGGCCTTGATGTGCTTGTATTTGTAATTTGAGCCGACTTTATCGTCTATCAATTTGCACTTTGGGGCGACTGACCGTAGCGTCATTCCTTGCTTGCGGGCTAGGTAGCTTAGGAAGATATCTTCACATTGATTTTGGTCGTAAAATATTTCATTTTCAATCACTATTTTCTGGTCAAAGAATTTTCGGCTTCCTACCATCCCGCCCGTGCCGATGTAATCCACCTCCATCCCTGCGGGGCAAAGCGAGAATGTGTCTTTGTGATAATCGGTCTCGCCTTTCTTCCAGCGTTTGCTATACCAGCCCAGTAAACAGTTCTCACCGTATTGCTTGTACATTTTCAGGTTGTATTCCAGGAAGTCTGGCTCTAGGCTCATGTCGTCATCTATTGAAATAATGGGGTCTCCATGGGTCAGGGGTATTAACTTCCATCGGTCGCCCCCGCTGATGTTCTTAGGGCTTCGCACAATCCTTACCTTCTCTCTGGGGAAATGACCAAGGTCTAAAACGACATCGCTGTTATTCCAAACGTTTAACATAAAATCCTGCTCGGTTTGTTTCTTCAAATCACTAAGGATTTGCTTGAACCGATGTGGCCTCTGGTAAATTGGCAGGATTATGCTAATCATTTTTTGTAAAAATAGTAATAAAGCTTCTTGTGGCAGTCCCAGCGGTAGCCAATCCACCTAACCATTTCTTCCACTTGCCATTTTTCCATCATCTCGTTGTGAACCTCCATGGAAATCTGGTTGATTCGGTATAGGGTAGACTGTAATGCTTTGGTGATAATGTTGTACTCGGAACCCTCGCAATCCAACTTCATAAAATCAACCTCCATTAAGTGATTCAGTTCAATAATGTCGTCCAGCTTTACGGTTTTTACATCTTGGAATCTTTTCTTGCCCTTCAAAAATAGGCTGTGGCAACCGCTATCCTCCTCGCTTAAATACAGCATCCGTTCACCCCTTTCAGAATCAACAGCAACATTAAAGCACTTAATCCTTTTCTCAAAGTGATTAAGCTTTACGTTCTCAACGAGCAGTTCAAAGTTCTCTTTGTTCGGCTCGTAAGCATATACTACCGCCCCCCTCTCGGCACACTTAATGGCCGTGCCGCCAATGTGGGCACCAATATCAATAGCCACTTTCATGGCTTTGGGTATGCGGTACGCATCCTGCTCAACCTCATTGCGAAGGATTTCTTCGTCTCGCTTGTTTCTTACCTTGAATTTTAGATGCCCGATTTCTATTATTTCCATGGTTTTAATTTGTTAATACTGTTCCTTTTAAATTAGCTTGCTCAAACTTTTTCTTCATTATGATAACTTCAAGCAGTTGCTCCTTTGTCCATTCCTTGTGCGGGCATCCGATTTCGTGTTGGTCTCGGCGGTGGATACAATTCCACACAACAATTTGCCCTGCCATTTTTTCTCTCATTTCTTCTATTGTCATTTCTTTTTTGCTGTTACTAAATAACCAGTCTCATTGTGGTGCTTGTAATTGTTCATCGGCCGCATCCGTTCTCGCTTGAAAAAGTCCATCAATAGGTTTCCCTCTTTGGTGTCTCTGATGACAATGTCTTTAATCTCAAACCCAGCTTCGTGCATAAGCTTCTGAACGCCCCATTTTGTGTATCGTAGATAGTCTTCGTTAATTGGCCCGTGGATTGGAGTGATAAAGTGAAAGCTCATGTACAGCGTGCCGTCTCTCTCCATCAGCTCGGCTATATTCTTCAATGCCTGGACTGGGTTCCAAAGATATTCTGAAACCTCTAAACAAAAGACCGTCTCAAACTTTTTCCAATGCTCTGCCAGCACCAAACCCTGTGGCACATTCAGGTCTGCAATAATGTCTGGGTACTTAATGCAAGAATGTGGCTGTTGCATGTCAAGGATTTTTATTTCCTTCACGTTCCAGCTCTTTACCCTGTTAGCTTCCATGGGCAACTGGCTTCCGCCCACGTCTAAAACAATCCCAGCCACGTCTATGGTTTTAAGCCAGCTATTTAATTGTTCTCGTTGTATGCTACTCATCTGATTCTGGTTTACTTGATTTGCCGTTTTTCCAATCTATGTAAGCTTGCCCAGTTAGATTAACCCATTCAGGTAACTTGTTAAAAAAGATTCCCTTAATAGCCAACGCTATCAATGACCCCGCAATAAATCCAATAAGAATTATGAACATCCAGCTATAAATATCCATAGGAACATTTTTCGTTAATGATTCCGAAGGCGTTATAGCCAAACATGTCTGGCTTAATCGTTCTCACCTTTTCTCTGATGTGAACCGAATGATAATCCAGCGGTACAATGCTTTGCCTCCTTTCAAAATTTGCTCTAGTTTCTCCTTTCCATAGGTCATAGACATATTCCCTATCGCCACGAACTCGTTCAGGTGTGGCTATGGGCTTGCGAACCGTAACCTTGCCATATTCAAGGTGAGCCTGTTTCGTAAGTGCGTAGTAGTTCCTGTAACGTAGTTCTTTGAGCTGTTCCTCATTCATAAAGCTGAAATCGTAAGCATGAATTTCGCCAACTATCGCATCCATATCTACATTGGCAATCTTGTGTCCGAAATTGGTGCCGTTCTCGGTGAACTTATGAATGATGGGTATATTACCCCAACCCCACTGCTCCATGTCTAAACCCCACTTAATTTTAAATCCCCTGCTCTCGCAGTTCCTTTTGAACACGAGAAATGGGCTATCCTTCTTTGTAAAATGCCTGTCTAAAATAACGTAATGAATCTTGTTTGCCTGCAACGCCAGCTTCCCTCGGCTCTGCATTAACTCACAATAGTCTTTGAACTTTTTCTGCGGGTCTGCCTTGTAAATCCAATCAATATCAAACTTGAATACCACGTCGCCCGTGCATTCCTCATAGCCTCGGTTAAAGTTATGGCTCATGCGTGAGTATGTCCAGTCTTCTTCCCACTTGGTGTCTTCGTCGCAGATAATTCTAACCTTCGGGTCGCCAATGCTTCTAATTGCTTCTAATGTGCCATCGGTGCTACCACCGTCAATTACTACGAGTTCATCCACAATCGCAAGAAAGCTCCTAATGCTTTCAATCACGGGATAATTAAACTTTAAGGCGTTGGTTGTGGCACAGAAGGCTGATATTTTCATTTGATTGTTTTTAGTAAAACGTAGAACTGCGGGAACATGTTCTTTAAGTTAGGCAGTTGCTTTTCCCACACCTTTACCAGCTTAAATTTATCACTCGGAAATAGTTCTGATAAATCCTTTGGGTCAAAACTGTACATATCTGCTGGGCTAGTATGACCAGATGACGATAACTGCAAGTATAAAAACTTCTGGTTCTTCAGTATCTTGTGCCACTCCATGATAGTGGTTTTCACATCAAACGCATGGTCAAGCGAATTGGAATACACCATATCAAACTTGTTTACCCACTCATCTGGCATCTTGTTAAAGTCCATGCAATATAGGTTTGGTTCTGTCAATGCCTTAATCTTTTCGTTTATTTCCACGCCCCACATTTCTGACTTCTTGAACTTATCAACCTTTTTAAAGCCGAAATATTCGTTGCCATTGCGTACACCCATGCAGATTATCTTGCCAAGTTCGCCTGTTATTTCTCCGACCTCTTTTGTTACCTTCTCAAAATCAGCCCAGTTCCTATCAAAACTCATCTCTCCCCACTTGTGGTCAGACCTGCTGATTTGCTGTGCAGTATATTTTTCGTAGTCGTTGTTCTCGTGCCGTTTCATAGTTTCTTAAATTCTTTAAGATAATTTTCAGCCATAATTTCAACAGAAATCACTCCCGCCTCAACTTGTTCAGGTATTCCACCACCATCTCTAGTATCATAGATAATCTTTAATCCGCAGGCCATAGCTTCGGCTACGGTGTTGGAACATGCTTCAAATGAAAATGGGCAAAGCAAGAAGTCCGCTGACCTCATCAGCTCTGCTATCTCGTGAGGGTTCTCTAAAAATCCGATATGGGTATATGCCTTTTCTGCCCCTCCGAAAAAGTCAAAAGCGTACTTGTCATTGTCTGTTGAAAACTTACCTGCTATCCACAAGTGGATTTTTGGGTTCTCAAAGAACCATTTTTGGAAGTGATACCATGCCGTCTCCCACCTCTTAATCTCGTCCCTGCTGCTTCTAATATATAAATACTGCACTTCCCCCTGTTGTGGCACCTTCGCCCCTTCTGGCTTAAATATGGAGGTATCAACACCGTTTAGGATTACTTCTCCGTCCTTCTTAATGAATGGTTGCAAGAATTCTTTTGCCCACTTTGATTGATAGATAATCAAGTCTGCCATTTGAGCGTAGTCATATAGTCTTGTTACCCCTGTGTTCCTGTTGCGTGCGTTGCGTGGGGCATTGTCCACCCGAAGCACAATCTTTTTACCAAGTTGCTTTGCCATCTTCACTTCTTCTTTCTCTGCAAGGGTTGGTCCCGTAATAAAGTAAATATCGCAGTCTTCCAGTTTACCCACAAACTGAACCTGCCCAGCCAGTGCCTTCATGATGTTACGGGTGAATGTCCATCCACCACCAACCCCCTTCCTTGCTTTTTCGGGTATAAATATCTTCATAACTTTTCAAGAATATAATTAGGGTCTCTAACGTAGTTAATCTTTTTCATTCCTTCATCCATGTACCATAGGAAATCTTCAAAGAACTCCCACTGGTTGTACTTCTCAATTTCCCAACTATGTCCCCAAATTTCAAAACGTCCTCCTTCGGCTAAAACTTTATCAAAGAGTTCTTTTGCTACTTCATGCCAGGTTCTCTTTTTGTAAATCTGGTGTTCAGCGTGGACATGAATGCTTGGGTTAGTCTCGTATGGGTCGCTGGCAAACTGGATATTTAATCCCCTAACAGTTCTACCCATTTCAAACCCACTCTCTCGGACAATGTCCTTGGTTTCAATGCTGAACCTTCCTCTTGGGTAACAGAATTTGGTTACGGGTTTTCCCGTCATTCTTTGCAATTCAACTTTACTATCGGCTATCTCCCTTGTTGCTTCGGCTCGGTCTAATAGCTGAATCTCCCGTGGGTGCGTGAGTGTGTGAGCACCAATTTCAAATAATGGGTCTTTGGATATTTCTCTAACTTGGTCGTCAGTAATTTCCTTAACTTTGGTAGGAATATAAAATATAGCAGGAATGTTGTACTTCCTAAGCAATGCAACTAATTGCATATCTTGTTTCCTGCCATCGTCCCATGAGCTGATGATTTGTATTTTTTTTGTTTCCATATCTAGTTTGATGCTAAGGTCAAGAAACTTATTTACCCTGCTTATCAATAGTTTCATAAATGACCATAGGGTTAGAAGCAATTATTTTTTGAATATATGCGGTGAACTTTTCGTTGACCTCTAAGACAAATTCCAGCTTTTCCAATCGTTCTCTGATGGCTTTCTTCACTTCTTCCAGTCCCTTCCGTTTGTCTTCAAGCTCGTTCATCTGTGCCTCCCAAATCAATACCTTAGCCTTGTCGGTTTTATCGCCCTTAGCCTTTTCATCCTGTACAAACCGCTTGATGTTTTGAATCTCATCCTTCGTCTTGGCGATTGCATCATCGCCGCCATGCTCTGCGAAACTAACTAGGGCGTAGTGGTAATCAAGATTGGCACGAACCTCCTGTTTCTCTCGTTCTTCCACAACTCCTTCTAAGATTTTTACCGTTGTTTTTTTATCTATTTTCATGGTCTTATATTATTTTTAATAATTCTTCTTTAAAATTACGCTTTGGTTGCCAGCCAGTTGCCTGCTTGATTTTATCTACATTCGCCATATTCATTTGGGGGTCAACCTCTGGCTTCTTCACTTCTTCAACTTTGAGGTCGGGGTATTTGCTTCTAAAAATACTAATCAATTCATTCAGTGTTACAAGCTCGCTTCCGCCTAGGTTGAATATCTGAAAGTCCTTGTCGGGCATCGGGTAGTGTATGAGTGATTCAATTCCTTCGCACAAGTCATGCACGTTGGTATAGCCTCTTGCTGAACTGCCATCGCCAAACTTGGTGAATGGTTTGCCAGCTTCAAGGGCTTGCTTCATCTTGGCGACTACCATATCCTGCCTGCCGTTTTCGCCATACACTGTGAATGGTCGGAAAACAACCACGGGAATTCTATCACCAAAGTATTGGCAAACCATTTCAGTTCCCTTCTTGCTTACTGCGTATGGTGAGAGCTGGTGATTGCATGGCAAAGTTTCTTTCAAGCCCATGCCTCCGTTTCCGTACACTGATGATGATGAGGCAACCAATACCCTAGCCTTGTATTTCTCGGCGAATAGTAAGACCCAATAGGTTCCCGTAACGTTTGTCTCAAAATATTTGTCGGGTGCCATTAAGGAATTACGCACGCCAGCGAGTGCCGCTAAGTGGATAACCACTTCTGGTTTGGTTTCCTCAAATATCGCTCTAACATTCTCAACCTTGCGAATATCGTCTTGCTGACCACGTTTAATATCCATACCGAAAACCTCGTGTCCTAATGAAACAAGGTATTTGCAAAGATGCGTCCCAATAAACCCGTTGTCGCCCGTTACAAGTATTCGCATGTTATATGAATTTTTTATACCCCTGCTTGTCCAACAACTCGTCATTGAATTTGTCGGTGGCTGCTAGCACGGGCATTTCAACTCCGTTAGCTTTTGCAAAATCTAGGATTGCCTTTGCATCTTTCGGTAAACACTTTCCCCAATAGCCTCTCTTGCCTTTGTGCATGATGGTCAAATGTGTCCTACCTACCCTTTTGTCGGCTGCTAAACCATCAACAACTCCGTCCCATTGTTCCTCGGTAAAGCCAATCTTCTTGCATAGGTCATAGATTTCGTTGTTCTTGGCAACCTTCACGGAGAACCAAGTGTTCTTGGCGTACTTAATCATCTCGGCAACAATGGCTGGGACAATCCTTTCATGCGGGGCAAGCGGTAACTGTTGCATCACGTCCTTGGCAACGTTTAAGCTCTTTTCGGTGTAGCCCAATACTTGGCTGTCTGGGTGGTTCATGTCTTGGTCGCTGGTTTCCTCGGTTAAGAACTCTGGGTTAAACAGTATCTTATGCTGTGGGAATTTAGCTTGCAGTTTGTCAGTGGTGCCTGGGGTAATCGTTGATTTTAAGATGATGGTCTTCTCTCCTGTGATATGGGTCAATGCTTCCTCAACAATGCTGGTGTTGCATCCTACGCCCATCACATACGGGGTTGGCAGGGCAACGTAAATAAAGTCTGCCGCATTCACGTCCTCAATTTTTCCTACTCCTTTTAAGTCAAAACAGAAAAGTTCATAGTGAGGCTTGTTCTCAAAGTACCTTCGCAATGCACCGCCCACCATGCCATGACTTCCAATGATTCCCACTTTGTATTTTTTATCCATATTTTTATATGAGTTTTTTAGTCCACGTTTGTGGAGTTTTCTCGTTAATAATTTCTATTGGTAAATGATATTTGAAACTCTTGGTTCCTCGGCCTTTAATGTAAAGCACCATCTCACGCAACCCGTCTTCCATCTTCCATTTTGGTTTATAGGCAAACAAAGCCCGTGCCTTATCAGCCGAGCAGTTTGCTTCCTTCACTTCTTGGGGTCGTCCTGTAATATATATTGGCTTTAAATCAAAGTTTAGGATATTGGCAATTACCCGTGCCAACTCATTGATGGTTACGAATTCTTTATCGGGTCCAATGTTAATGACCTCGCCCACAACGTCTGGGTGGGTTGCCATCTGATAGAGCGGGTCAATGCAGTCCTGCACAAAGCTGAAACATCGCTTCTGTTCTCCGTCTCCGTAAATGATTGGCTGTTCGCCTTTGAGCATCTTGTTGATAAAGATACTGGCTACATTTCGGAATGGGTCATCATACTTCTGGCGTGGACCAATGATGTTGTGTGGTACGGCAATCACATACTCCATGCCGTGAACTTCTGATAAGTTCCTAAGCATCAGCTCTGCCGCATACTTGGCAATGCCGTAGGGGTCTTGCGGGTTAGGCACCATGTCTTCTCTGAATGGCGTTTCGTTCGTTCCATAGCGAGCCATAGATGAACAAAGCACAAACCTCTTTACTTTGTTTTGAATGGCCGCTGATATTACACTGGCACTCGCCAATGAGATATTAGCGGTAATGAGGTGTGGACTGAACACGCTTAATCCTTCATAGGCGGTTGCGGCACAATGGTAAACCACATCCACGTCCTTCATGCAGTTGACCATGCTGTTTAAGTATTTGCAGTCAAGGAAATGAAAATCAACCTTGTCTGAAACATTGTCTTGGTAGCCACCTATTAAATTATCGCACCCAGCAACTTCGTGCCCTTCTGCTAGGAACTTGTCGGCAAGATGACTCCCCAAGAAACCTGCCACCCCTGTAATAAACACTTTCATTAAATGAATATTACTGCGTCCCCCCCTTCGTCAGTAAATGGTAATGATGCATATCTTCCTGCGTCCATGCCGTGGTCATTGACCTTGACTGGGTCGTCGGTAGATTTGCCGTCTTTTGTTTTCCATGAATAACTTTTTGCTTCCTTCTGTAAATTTATTGAATCCTTCGTTATATAAAACTTGTGGCTCTTAACATAATCAATGCCCGCCTTCACATCCTTGTCTGCCGATTCAATGCTGTACCCTGCCCGTTCAATCGCCTCAATTCGGGCTGGCTCGGTGTCGGAGAATATCGTCGTTGACTTATCAATCCCCAGGCTATTCATTAGGTCAATTAAGTCATCATTGGTTAAGTGGCTCTGGTAAATATGTTCCTTCCAGTACAAGTCTTTGTCCTTCTCTCTGACTTCAATCAATGCGGTCGGGTTGTTAAAGCCAAAGTCTAAGCCGTAGTGCCTTCTGTCATACTTCTCTGGCAGTTCATTGACCAGCTCCCAGTGGGTGTAAATGTTGCTCTCGGCCAATCCTCTCTCGCCTAAGCCGTAAATCTTCCAGTAGTTTTGGTCTTTGTCTTTGTATCCTTCAATTTCATTAACAATGCTCTTGGGTAAAAATGGGTTGTCCTTATAGCTTGACCTGTGGATAATGCAGTCCTTCCTTGGCAATACCTCATCGTAAATCCAGTGGAACTGATAGCTGGGGTTGTAGTCCATAAAAATCATCTTGCTCGTTCGGAGTGCTAGCTGTCGGAAATCTTCAAGCTTGAATTCGTTTGCCTCGTTCATCCATAGGTAGTGTCTCTTTCGTGAGCGGACCTTCATCGGTTGGTCAACCGCTAAGAATTCTATCTGGCTTCCAGTCTTCGGATAGGTGAACGTGTGGGTGGCCTTATTGTGAAACTGCTCGTCGTATATTCCCATCTCGTCTAGCTGGGCAATCACATCCTTCATGGTGGTGGCTACTAAGGCGGGAAAAGTCTTTCTGGCTATCGTAATTAAAACGCCTTCTTCCTCTTGCAGAATATAGCAACATAGTTGAGCCAAGCTGATTGATTTACTACTTCCCGTTCCGCCTTCCTCAACAATGATTTTATATTCTTTCTTCTGGTATTCTGCATAGGCTCGTCTAAATACCCTCGTTATCGGAATTTCTATTTCGTCGGTTGTTGAATTCATTGGCTTGTTCTTCTGTTTCTACTAAGGTGAATTTCACCCTTGCGATGTCGCCGTCCTTTCCTTTGCCGATTTCAACACTGCCTTTCTTGGTAACTGGAACCTTTCTAAATTCGTTGTCCTTATGTTCAAGATACCATTTAGCCGTCATCAAGTCTCCCTTCTGAATTTCATCATAAACCACGTCCTTTGACTTCATGTTCTGGGTCTTCTTAAAACCAGCTAAACGCCTCCGAAAGCCTTCATTTGCCTTTAAATAACGGAGGAGACCACTCTCTGAAATCCTGCAATACGTTACAGTTTCTGTCAATGTATACCCCCTTGAATAGGCGTACTCTAAATCAGCCTTGACCTTGCTTATTTCCTTCCCATCAAACCATTGTCTTCCTCCTTTGTTTTTCATGGTTACATTTTCTTATGGCATTCAGCACATAGAGTTTTGTTGTGCTTAATTAAGTTTTGAAACAATTTGTTTTTTATCTCCGTTGATGAGATGCCCTTAAAGTAAGGAAGCACCACTACCTTACCGCCAATCTTTCTCATGTATTCACGTTCCTTGTCCTTGGTTTTATCCCACTCTTGACAAATTACATAAGTGTTTACCTTATACTTCTTGAGTATAGCCAGTGGGCTCATCACATCCCGCTTCCCTACCCCGATTACTTTATCCACATACCGCAATCCCTCAATGGTTTTCTTTCTGAAATTGAATGGGATAACGGTCTCTTTATTCTTGTAAAACCTAATTGCTTCATCGGTGTTCACACCAACAATCAGATAACCAAAATCCTTTGCTCTTTTAATAGCTACCAGTTGTCCGTAGTGAAACATATCAAACGCTCCTTGGAAAAATACAATATTCTTTTTCATATCAATAATGCCCTTAGTGCTAAAGTGCTATCGGATGGAATCCGCTAGGGGCGACCAGTCAAACACGTTCCCCTTACTGCCACCATCGCAACTAAGTGTGTTTAATTCTTCTCTTACCCAGAGCTACCAGGTTAAGCGACAGCACCCCAGCACCAAAGACACTATTTTTTACTTTTAATAAATCTAATAAACAGCCGTCGGGTAAAAATCATCAATAGGATGTGCCTTAATGGTAAATCTTTAATCTTTACAAATATACCAGCACTGTCTCTGGGAAGGCTATCTGGGTCAACGTCAACGGTGAATTTAGTCCACTGCAATTTCATTTTTCTTTGATTCAATAATTAAATTACTCTTGTGTCGTTTACGGCTCCAAGAACCATTGCCGTGAAGTTCTTTTCTCTTTTGACCCCGCCTTCTTGGGGTATGGAATTTATGTTTCATAATTTCGCCGTAGCGGGGTCGCCCTTCCGCCATTCTCCGCATGAGAACTACCGAGCTAGCGAGGCTTCGGTATTTTTCTTCTTACAATCTTCGCAATAGATATTCTTTTTGTTTGCCGTCCGATATCCATTGCCGCACATTTTGCAATTTGTTCTTTCCTTTTTCTTGCTCATGCTATCCGTGAACGTCATCAAAGGGCACCGTATAAACTACAGTTCCGATTTTTGTGTTATGCAACTCGTCCTCAATGATAACTTGTATCGCATTCAAGTTTGGAATTGTTTTTACCAAAAAGCTGATAATCATTTCTTCCGTCTCTAACTTTTGCAGGCATTCTCTTACCGTCTTAATTACGAATGCTCCGTCCTCAACCTTGTACTTGTTTTTAGTAATATCAATCCAAAGGCGAACAACCGTCTTCCCATGCTTCAATTCAATAGTTTTTTCTACGCAAGGATAATTCATGTGTTTATTATACCACCTTGTCAATATTTTATGCAACCCCTTTTATGCACAAAGGGCTACCGTTTGGTAGCCCCCTGCTTTTGCTAGGTCGTTTTTTCTTTTACGGCACCATTGCCACGAGACACCTTCTGAACCATCGTAAACATGGTCTCATCTTCCTTAACAGAATATACATCAAAGTTTTCATGGTCTAATAAATGTTTGTAAGATTCGGTATCCGAATCTTTTTCAACAATCAATTTTACTAAATATACTCTTGGCATGAATTTATTTATTTAACTCTTTTTCTAATGTGGCAACCGCCTTCTTTGCTTCATTAAGCTGACGCATTTTTTTGTCGTAGTCAGCTAACCTTATTATGCAACCAGAAATGATTGAACGACCATACTTTTTTACCAATCTCTTAACCTCTGGCATGGCTTGTTCTCGCAACTGTTTTCCTTTTTCAATTTTGCCGATTTTTGTGTTCATGGTTTTTTATCTTAATTATTTTCTTTGGGTCTTCCCATCTTTTTATTTCCTCACAATAAACATAGTGCCGTGGAAGAATCAGATATTTACCCCATAGTTTGCCTCCACGCCAGTACGTTTCCATTAAAATTTGCTTGACTTCAAATGCCATGCTACCAAGTTTTAATCCGTTTATTTTGCCCGTCTCTGAATTCACCAGCAATGATGATTACAAAGTCAATGAAAGCCCATGGTGCCGATATGACCGCACCAAAGAAGGTAAGGGTCAGTATCAACTGAATAATTGCCGTTCCCGTCTTGCCAACGTAGAATCTGTGGATTCCTAAACCGCCTAGAAAGAATGCAAATAGCAATGCCGCTGTTCTTGATTTCTCTGAAATATCGTTTTGTAGATTATTTTCCATTTTTTTATCTCTTAATTTTTTTAACGCATCCTGCCGACCTTTATTCCTTTCGTCTCTTTGCCGCAGTCATTACACCATGCCCGTTGGTTTTCATCCAAGTAAGCTGATGTCATCTTATTACAATGCTCGCAGTGGTGTTTATCCCAAGTGAATTTAACTCCAAACCTAGTTACGATTTCTCTGATAGTCATGGTTTTTTAAATACATCTTCTTCGCCCTTTGGCATTTTGTAATCTTTTTTCCACGTCCCGTGCCATTTCTTTTGGGCAGGGCAACACTCCGAACAAAGTGGATTATCAATCTGGCTCCAACTGCATAGGGTTAAAGCAGTATTCTCAATGGCTCCACATTCTCGGCATTTAAATAGTCCCATCTGATTTGTTTATCTTTATCTTTTTTGTTAATTCAAACGTAAGCATTTCGGAATCAATAGCAAAGCCATTTGAAATCATATTTACGTTATAGCCAGCATCAGAGAATACCTTTACAAAGAAATCATCGTACTGGAAACCTGGTCCCGTTTCTTCCAAGACATCTTCATCTTCATCAGCAATAATCTCTAAGATAAACTTTGTTTTCATTTTTTCTTTTGCTCCTTAGCTTTTTTCTTTAACCAGCCCCAATCGTAGCCTTGCTTGACTACCAATATTTTATCCTCTGGGTGCTGGCGGAAGTCCTTATCAAACACGATTTCAAAGAAGTCCCGTTTCAGTTTAAATTCCCTATCCTCCATGCCCTTGGCCTCAATGAATTCTCTGCTACCATCGGCTAATGTAGCCACGAAGTCTATCTTCCAAGTTTTCCACAGCTTGCCGTAAATTCTTAATTCAAGTGGCACTTGCCTTTGAATGTTTACAATCTCGCCAGCTTTTAAACGCATGTCTAAGTCATAGGCAACCCCAGCCTCAAATTTGCTGTCGTAGGTGATGCCGTTGAATTCCGTCTTCTTGGCGTTATATTTGTTTCGGTACTTCTGAATGTACATCCTTTTGAAGTTTAGTTAATTTTGACCTTGGAACGATATACAAGTCTACATTTTTTCCATAGACGGGTCTTACAGGAAATGTCTGCACCATGGCCGACCTGATATAATATTTCGTTTCAGCATCTTTCCCGAATGAAACCCAGACAATTATGCCTTTGCTCGCCAATGCGTCAATGCGGTCTTTGTGAAGTCCAATTCCCCAATCGTCCTTTGCCCATCCGTACTCTACCCAGGCACCGTAATAAGGTTCGTGAATGTGGAAATAGTTTGCATCCTTCTCTCTGATATCAATATTTTTAAGTGGCTTATCACGTTTTGTTCCGCACTTTCCACATTGCCAGTAAATTTTCCTGATGCTCCGCTTTACTTCGTAAAAGTAAGGCTCTTTGCAGAATGGACATGTATGCTCATTTTGGTTTTCCATGTTGTTCTTCGTCCTCCTTAATTCTAATTTGAAAAAGTAGTTCTTCTAGTGAAGGAAACGGCACCGTGAATCCCCAGTTTTCAGAAACGAACTTGTTGACCGCATCGTACACCTGCTCAATTTCTTCCAGCTTTAATAGGTCTTTGGTGCTACGCTTGCCAAGCATCTGTTCCTGTACTGCCCGCCAGATGTATTCTTTCATTCCGTACTTTGTGGCTGGTGCGTCAAAGGTGGCTTTTGAAAGGATAACTTTCATTCCAATCCCCTCCTCGTTAAACGCTTTCGCAAGCTTCGTAAAATACAGATGCAGTGCTTTGTTCTGTTGGCGGGTTCTCTTTTGAATTTCTTTTTCTTCTTGGTTCATGATTTGAAAAAATAGCTTAGCCTAACATATCTCATCAGAGCGGTTCTTAACGTAACCCGACAAAGCACGTCATATCCCGACTGAACCCATTATAGGATTTTTACATCCTATGCGAAGCCACCATGGGTGGCTCGTGCACAGAAGATAACGCAACATAACAAAACGTAACGATTCCCGACCTAACCCAACAGAACAAATGCCAACTCGTCAAAACACAACACCGCTCATCCCGACATAACTCAACGTATATAGGATTTACATCCTATGCAAGAAACATATAAATGTTCCTCGCATAAAAAGTAAAATAACGAAACGGAACATGGCTTACCTTAACCCACTCTATCGCATCCGAACTCAACTTAACAAAACATATCGCACTAGGGTTTTTACCCTATCCCAATTCCCCTTAAAGAGAATTAGGGATAAAGCAGAACCTACCTCATCTCAACCAGTCCCTTCCCGTCATAACTCAACACGGTATAGCCTAGCTTAATCCTAATAGGACTTACGCCCTACCCCAATCTGCCGTAAAGCAGATTCGGGGCAAAGCACAACAATTCTCGGCTGAACTCAACTCAACATAACTTGACAAGACTCAACGCAACGTATCCAAGAAAATTACTACTTCACCTCTCTAATCGTTTTTATTTTGTCAGCCACGCCAGTCAATCTAAAATATCCAGTCTTGGTATGAAATGCCTTTATGTAGGCGTTCAAGAATCCGAGAGTCAGTTTCATATTCCTTGCTCTTTCATCATCCATGGGCATTCTTGAATATGCATCGGCCGATACAATAATTGCATCAAGCAAATCCTTTGCTGGCACAACTAGGTCAAACTCTTTTAATGAACCAAATGTTTCTTTTGCCATGTTACTTTACAACTTTAAATTCTTTAACCTCAAACCGACCGTACCTTGGTCTCTTGTCTCCAATGCCGCAGTAGAGACCAGCATACTCTAAGGCTTCTTTTACAACACGCTCTCCAATTCTATCGTCAATGACATCAATCTGAAAGGTGGCTTCCCACTTATCAAACCTTGGTCTTGCCCTCATAATTCTAGCCCTTCCAACAACCTCTGGCTGTCTATCAATTTCGTACTTTGGGTACTTGTGCGGGATTAGTAATTGGTTGATGAATATCCCCCCCTTGAAAGCATCCTTGTAGGTCTTTTTGCCTTCAAACTTGAAGTTCACAGAAGACTTAATCATGGCCGCTTCAAAGTGCTTTGCGGGAATACAGTTTTCCCCTTTCTCGTTTTTATACAATGCTGCTTCCGCATCTTTTTTCGCATCGTAATTCTTCTCTTTAAATTTCGTCCCGCCTTCTGGGTGCTGTTCATCTGGGAACCTGTGCTGTAATAATGGTGCAACTCCTACTACCGTCGCTTTAATTTTTAACATTTTAGTAAATTTATTTAATTCTATTAACCGTCTATGACTATTTTAGAATGGGTCGCTACCGCCGTCTTGGAGATTGTCTCCTTCTGGCTTCTGGCTCCGCTTCCATGTGTTTAATTTGCCGTACCACGTTCCTTTTTCCTTAGATTCTAGGATATCAATGTTCACCCAGCCTTGTGAATTCTTGTTTGCCATTAAGAATTTAACAAAGCTTTCCACGTTGATTCCTAGTTTCCCCTTTACAAAGCTCGGTGTTTTTACCGTTGGCTTTTCAATTCTCAAACCCTCTGCGAATATTGTTTCTTCTGTCATATTTTTATATTGCGTTTACTTTTTTACAGAATGCACATTCAACGAGACTGTCATGGCAAGTGTAGAATTTTTCCCCAGTCGCATCTTCTACGCATACCATGTTTTCTCCACAGCCTTCACACTTAATTATTTCTTCAAATGTGCCTTCAACTATTTTGACTGGGTTTACTGGTTTTCTTTCATTGCTCATAGAATTATTTTATTAACTCTGGGTTCTCGTGAATATTGCCGATGAATTCAATATACTTTTCCGCCATTCCCGAAAGTTCATAAATGTTCGCTGCCGAATTTTTCACACACCAACCACCGTCTTCAAATCTTACCTCCATGTTCCAATCGTGAGCACCAAAAGTATAATGCACAATATCCCCCTCGTAAATCTCCTTGCCGTTTTTGTCTTTGAGGCCAGTGAATTGCATCAGCTCAACATCTTCAAACACCTCCGTACTATACTGCCACTTGCCTTCTTTCATTCCACTAATTTTCATTACACTGCCGTCGGGGTGAATTCTGAAATCCCCAAGCCAACTTTTTATAGTTTTATCCCATGCTCTAAATTTGAATGTTCTGGTCATAGTAATTCTTTTTCCGCATAGGCTAGGCTTTCCTTCCAGTACCGTTTAATTCGTGAACGCATTTTGATGATATCAATCATTGTGCGTTTGGTTTTGAAAGTGAAGATGTCGCCCGTTAAGAATAATTTACCGCCCTCCTCGTAGTCCGTTAATGCCTGGCAAAGCTCTATATCGTCTGGCAATTTACCAGTGGCTAGGTGCATGGCTGTGGCATAAAAGGTTATCTGTCCGCTCTCGTCCACCTGCTTTTGTGTCCACTTGCCCGTGCTGGTTTTATATTCCTTGAATGCCGAATAATCTTTCTTGGCGGTGTCGGGTTTGGCTAACAGCGGGATTTTCTCTTTGCCTTCCAGCAAGAAAGGAAGGCTGTAAGTTTTCCCGTCGTTGGCATCCATAATTTCAATCCCGTTTTTCATTTCCACCACCTTGTCCATCAGCTCAAACTTGGGGAGGCGGAAGACAATCATATCAGTCATGTGGTCTCCCGTCTCCTCACCGTTTTCCAGCATTGTTGCCACTTGGCTACCAAGAGCAATGTTTCGGCTTATCCTCTGCTTTTTTCCGTAGAGGTATTTCTCTGCCCACTTTTTCGGACTCATTTCAAAAGTGGTCATTGATGAGAAGCTCACATAGGGTCTTGGTCTAAACATATTATTGTGTCTTCTCTTTAAAATCTCCTTCTTGAATAATTGGTATCTCGTCTCCCTTCGGTTTGCTTAGCTCGGCAATCCTCGCATCGGCCAATCTGATAAACTCATCCTTCTGCTCCTTAGTGTACTTTTCTGATTTGAGCATTTTTTCCTTGTACTCTTTCAGTTGTTCCAGTGGCATCTTTGCAATAGAGTTCACTAAGTTCACAAAGTTCATCTGGTTCTTTTCGGCATCGGTGTTTTCTTCTGCACCACGTTCCATCTCCTCTGGCACATAGATACCGCTTAGAAGGGCTGGAAATGCCTTACGCAAAGCCAAAGCCTCGGCACACTTACCAAGCATCAAGAATGGTCTAACGTGCCACTGGAAGGCCAATCTACCGCCTGGGTAGTATTCGCTCCATCGGGCGGTGGCTGTGAATGGATATCGCACCCCTTCCACAATCTTGTAAACTGTAACGGTGGCTTTGTTTGGTGCAGTAACGGTTTTCTTATCTTTCTTTTCCCCAACGGTATATTCAATCACTTGCTCTCCATCAAATACAGCGTCATCATTCCCTGCGTACTTTCCCGTCTTCTCTGCGGTTGCTCGGAAGCCGTCAATGCCAACTTGGATTTGCCGCACGTCTTTTCCAAGTTTGCTGTCCCATCTTGGAACCAAGTGAACCTGCTTTGAGAATGGGCTAAGCTGTAATCCGTGGCAGACAGAGATAAAGAGTTTCAGTTCGTCATCGTTTGCTCCCTTGGCAATCGTTCTTTTAATGAGCTCCACTTGGGCTCGGTTCAGTTTGCCGAATGCGTCATGCGGTGCAATCTCTCGGTTTTCAATGATGCGTTCAATTACCTTCACTTCTTTTTCCTCTGCCTTGGTTGGTTCAACTTTCTCAACCTCCTTTTTAGTTTTTTCTTTTACCATAGGTTTATATTTTTACGTTCGCCATGGTTTCTTCTTCCCATGCTCTAACACCAGGAATTTCCTTGTTAGCTTGCACGGCTTTCCAAATGGCACCCATGTTAGGTTCAAGGTACTCCCTAGGAAGGAGAGAAACATCAACGACTTCGTACTTTTTAACTTTTCTTACTTGCAGTCCGCCAGATTCGGTTCTGACCGTGTTATCCACACGTTCAATTTTTTCAACCCTTTTCTCCGCCGTTTCAACTTTCTTAATCTTTCCAGCTTCTAAGTCTGATGCAATCTTGGCTTCTGCTTTGGCCGCATCTTCTCTGACCTTTTGATGGTAGGCGAGTGCCTTGCCATTCACTATTTGCTGTGCCTTTTCATAGGCTTCCTCCATGGGCTTAAATAAAGCACGGACGCTTTTGAGAGTGTTGTTCAGAGGCTTCGTGATAGACTCTTTTTTTTCAGTTAATTTAGAGCTAATATCTTCAAGCTGTGAACTAATCTCTGTTGCTTTTTTTAAGTCGTCCTCGGTCTTTATTTCTAATGCTAGTGCCTGTTCTTCAAGCACGCTGATTCTCCCTTGAAATTCCGCTACCTCCTTTTTTTCTATTTCCATATATTTAGTTTGTTACCATCACTACGATTCCAGTTTGATGAAGCAACACCATCACTCCTACAAACAAGATTGTTAGCAATGTAATTAGTAATTTATTTCTCTCAAAGAACATGTCCCACTTTATCTCGTTTACTTTTTGCAGTCGGTACCTCCGACCCTCGCTCATTAAATGTCTTGTCATAATTATTTTTATTTAATTAACTCGCCGACCTTTATGAGTTAATTGTAGTCCAACCAAATCCATTGTCAACCCCCCTACTTATCCACAGCCCCGTGTCTCGTATATTTCCGCTTCTTTACTCCTCTTGCCTTGCATTCTTTGTAATAAATTTCTTTCACTCTCCATTCAGAAAGGTTAAACATCGTGGCTAGGGTTTTGAAAGTGGTCTTGATTTCCTTGTCCTGTTTCAGCAGGAAAATCTTTTGGTTGCGTTCGCTTTTTGTTGGTGTTATTTCCATAGTAGTCTTTTTATTATTTCACTTATTACATTGACCGTAACAGCATTTCCCAAACATTTATAGCGTTGGGTTTCGCTGATTCCCGAAGTCCAGTCATCTGGGAATCCTTGTAAACGTTCACACTCTTTTGGCGTTAATCTTCTGATTCCAAATCCCTGCATTACCCCTCCCGTATTTAATCCATCAACAGTAAAACTATAATCTCCTTGATAATTTCTCTGGTTCCTGTTTAAAAATTTAAGTGGCACTGCTATCACTGGCTGACCACTTCCGTCTTCTCTCGCCCGTGCGGGTAACGTTGGTGCGTTTCCGCTTTTTACTTCTCTGAATCCTTGTCCGTCTTTGTGGGTTCTAAGGGTGCCGATGTGCGTCCTTTGGCCGTGGTTGTCAATACCTTTGTAATAGTTGCAGTCAATCGTGTTACTGATATTTTTTTGGTTATCTTCTTCATGGTCTCCGCTGAAAGGAAATATTTGTCGTCTGGGTTTTCCTCTAAGATATCCGACAATAAACACTCTTTCCCGATTCTGCGGGACTCCGAAATTCTTGCTGTTAAGCACACTCCATTCACAATCATACCCCAGTTCATCAAGGGTGCTGACGATTGTCGCAAAGGTATTACCTTTGTCGTGGTTAAGGAGTCCTTTAACGTTTTCAAGAAGTAGATACGAAGGTCTTTTCCTTTCAATGATTCTTGCGATGTCAAAAAATAAAGTGCCTCGTGTATCTTTGAATCCTCCCCGCTTTCCAGCAACGCTGAAACTTTGGCAAGGAAATCCGCCCACGAGAAGGTCAAAGTTTGGGAGTTCGTCGGGAATAATTGTGGTTGCATCTCCATAGTTTTTGTAGTGGGGAAAGTGTTTCTCAAAGATTTGAATGGCGTACTTATCTACCTCTGAATATCCAATGCACGTTCCCCTGTCGCCAATACCCAGTTCAAACCCGCCAATCCCCGTGAACATGCTGAAATATTTAACTTCCATCACCAAGTAAAAATTTATTGTCTAGCATTTTGTCGTAAATCGTTTGACCTTTTGAATCGGTGGCAAAGGGAAGAAACACCTGCGGAAGTTCTACAATAGTGGTTTCATAGAGTGCCATCTGTGCTAAAACCCAGTCCCGAATGTTTCTCCATGCTACCCTATAAACATAATCTTCCTCGTCCCACCTTCTTACTTCCTGCTTTTTTAACACCTCTTGGAAGTTACGCCAGTTCACTGGCAATGAGAATGAAACCAACCTTTCGTTGACCTGTAATCTGAATGCCAAAGCTTGAATCCTACCTGTGCCTTTCTCGTACTGATACATCACTCCAACGGCACCGTTTTTAACAAGGGCATTTTGAATTTCTTCTATGCTTCGGCTGGCTGGCACTACGGTTGTATAGTTTTTAATTGGCATTTCTTTTTAGTCTTTTACCCTTCGCACATTTGCAATACACTTTAATCACTTCGGCTCCGCTAAACTTTATCTTTTTCAATGCACCCCAGTCGGTGTAGCCTTCGGTGCCGCCAATCATTTTAGTGAAATAACCTTTATCGTAGCAATCAAAACACTTGGCGGTTGGGTAGCCATCCGTCCCAAATTTCTTGCCTTGTAACATCATTTCAATGTAGCTCAACATGACCAAGGCTCTGCCACGCTCTTTGCATTTTCCTTTTGGAAACTGGGCTTCTAAGATATCCACCATGGTCTCCCAGTATTTACTTCTCTTATTATTTTGTTTCATAGAAACAGTTCCCACAAATGGCCCCGAAGATGCTGACAATCAGTTTATTCTGTTTGCAACTCGGGCACTTGTTGAGTTTTAATTTTCCCTTTACGATTCTGCTAGCTCGGCATTTTCCTCCCTTAAATTCAGCTCCGCACTTTGAGCAAAAATACATGGGCACGCCCAATAGCATTTCTGGTTCCGTTGCTGCACGAGACCTTGCCCCACAGCATTTTGAAAATCTTTCTGGGCAGTCTGAACCCAAACATGTTATTTGTGCTTTCATGGTTTTATTGACAAACTATTATAGTATCTGTCTAGTTAATTATATCAGAACAGTTTTACTCTGTTCTCTATCGCATTGTGATGGTTGTAAATCTTTTCAAGCTGTCGCATGTATTCTTCCACATACGGCGAGTCTTTTAAGAACTTGTCCTTAAAGAGAACAAATTTATCAATCATCTGCCCATGATTATACTGCGGGTTAGTCGCAATGCGTTTGAAGGCAAGTGCGAAAACCCTAGTATCTCCACGAGCGTAGTACCTTTTAATATCATCTAGTTGTTTGGCAAGTCGGTGAGCCAGTTTTAAGTCTCCCACCACAAACTTTCCTTTTCGGAACGTCGCTGTCGTGGCACCACTATTATTCATTCTTGAAGTTAGAATCATCAGCAAGACCATGTGGGTAAGGTGGTAAGTGTTCTTGAATTCAAGATAAATCTTGTAGTTTTCATTTCCAAGTTCCGCAAAAGACCTTGCATAATCAGAGGGTGCCCAACTCTTGGTTGATGAATTTATTCTTTGAACGTCTTCAAGTTTTAGCCCGTCAACCTGGTAAAACCAAATTGGCAATCCAAGCTGTTTTAAGGCTGCGAATCTATGTTGCCCGTCAACGATTTCCATTTTGTCGTTTACTGTTATGGGAACAGCCGAAGCTATATCAGGATGTTCATTAAAGCTGTCGTAAAGTTTTTTTACTTGTGCTTTGTTGATAGTCCTGTTCCCTTCAATCCTTTTGAAAGAGGAATAATCCTCTGTTTGTTGGATTTTATTCATAGTTTGAACGACAGATACTATAATAGGTTGTCAATGAGCTTAATTCCCGTATTCTTCAATGACTGCATCAATCAAATCGTCCAATGCTTGTTTATAGGTGTGGTGCTTTTCTTTGCTAATCTGCTCCATCTTGTACTTAGTGTTGTTCAGTTCTTTTAAATTCTTTGCCACGTCCCTTAATTGTTTTCCTGTAATTTTCATAGGTTTATAGAATTACCCAATCGGTTCCCGTGAGGTCGCCCTCACTGATAATCCAATCGTGGTAATTCCCCGTTGGTTTGTGTAGTTTTACTATGCCATCTTTTAGCTCCCCGTAGAATCCCTTGTCCTTCCATTCAAGCTTGTGAATCTTTTTTCCGCCCATGAGCTCTTTGAATGCTGTTAAGAAATCCAATCCTTCTGGCTTCTCCTTAGTTTCTTTTTTTGGTGGCAATGGTGATGCGTTTTTTTCTTCTTTATTTTCCATGTTTTTAAATTTTAATTATATTTTACCTTTCTTCTGGTGATGAAATTCATCAACAAGAGAAAGGTGGGATACTGACTGGTGTCGGGTGGCAACCAGATTGTCGTACGGGTCAACCCAGTTATTCTCCACCCCACATCAATCAGTATCCCTTAACTTGAAAGAACTATGCACGCACATACTGAATATGATTGTGCCTTTTAAGATATTTGTAGCAATGCTTGTGAAACTTCACATTGCGAAATATTCCGCCAACCAGCTCCTTGAAATCTACGATTCTGCCTTTGTGGATGGGGGCTGAACATCTTCGGCAGTTGTAATAAGTCCCAATTTTGTAATTCATGTTTACCGTCTTTTAATTCTATTTACCTACGACCTTTACATATTAAGTATATTCCCATCAAGAATCATTGTCAACCCCCTACCAATCCCCAACTGTGGATAACTTTTTGTACCTAAAAAGAGCCTTAGACGGGCTCTTTAATAAGTTCAAGATACTTTTTAAAGCATGTCTCTATTGACCATTCCAATCCTCGGTCATTGCAATAATCGGCTACTCGCTGTAAAAATTCCTTTGCCTTTTCAAATTCGTCATTGAATAATTCTAAGAGTTGCTTGGCTGGCTTGACGTGCCGCCCATAAGAAATTTGATTCTCAATATAGAATTCCTTTGGCATGTCCGCCCATTCTTTTAATTCAAAAAAGAAATCTACAATTTTCTCAAAATCTTTTTTTACTTTTATTGGTTTTGGAAACAAACTCAAATTCATTTTTTAAAATTTTATATTGTATTTATTATTTTTTATCACCAGAGAGAGATATACGCCCCCCTACCCCCCAAAGAATTTTTGAAGTTTGCAATCGTATGATTTTTCATCACCGTCGCTTCGGCTGGACTAATGGTGCCAGCAACCAACGTCTTGCCTATTATTTAGTGTCGCTTGGCAAATTACCCCCTAGTTGCGACAAACAAAAAACCACCACCCGAAGGCTATGGTTTCCTGTGTATGATTTGGCTTCTAAACCAAGAAGAATCTACGGCTGCAAAATCGGCAATAAATTTTTCTTGAATTAGAAGTTTCATACAACACTGATAATAATTCAATCAAGAAAGTGTTGCAAGTACCTCACCTGTGGATAACTTTATTTTGAAATCTTCGTAACCTTGTAGCTGGCAATAAAGACTGCTGGGTTGCAAACCAATTCGCCTTCGGGCGTGGTCAAAATGTAGTCGCCAACTTTTGCATCCACGTTTCCGTCAACGGTCTTAATGATTTCTTGAATCTCCGAAACCCTAAACGTAATCTCAACTGGCTTTAAAATGGCTTTGCCTGTAATCATATTTGTGCTTATTTTAATTGACTTTTAATGTGTATATGTGTTATAGTGTAATAATTAAGGCGAAAGTTCGTCTTAATAATAATCCAAAGATATCTTAAAAACCTGAATTGTTTTTGCGGAGGCACACCCTAAGACCTCCGCTTTTTATTGCTCAAAAATCCTTTATAGAGTCCTCGGTATTTCTCACACTTCCAGTCTCCGTATAAGTCACAATACTTATCCCAGTGGTATTCTTTTCCTTCCGACCACATCCTGCCCATGCAATCCAATGCTTTGTATGGGTTTTTTCTGTCGTCCACTTTACTGCATTCGGCTAGCCAGGTGCTTAAAATAAACTGCGAAATTCCAACGCTGTTACCATTGTCTGCGTTGGGGTCGTAGGTTGATTCACCTAGCACGGTTCCATGGAATTTCTGGTAGTCCAATCCATATTTAACAACAACCTTACCAAGATATTCGTTTAAATCATTCACAGAGGCTTTAATCAGTGGGCTGGGACGTTTTTGTGGTTTGGCTGGAATCTGCTTAGTATCTGTTAAGACGTTGTTTTTTTGCTGGGTCTTTTCGCTCTCATTCTTGACCAAAGTGCTTTCTAGGTTAATCAAACTTTCACATCTGAATGGGTATAATACGCCTATGAGCAATGCCGAGATTGCGAGAACCCCTGCTATTTTTTTGATGTCTTCATAGTGAAGCCAGCGAAATGTTCCTTGGGGGAAGGAACAATTCGCCAGTTCCGCTAGGAACTGACTGGTAATACGTCAATATAATTATACCCTATCCCTTTTTTCCCATCAATGCCTGCTGAACAATGGCTTTGTAGAACACGTCGTACAAAGTGATAGCACCCGCAAAGATTATTCCAGCATTTTCTACGAAGTTTGCTGGTAAAAATTGCATGTACCACATTGCAACTGCGATAACTGCTGAAACAATCAACAATGCCAACTGCGTAACCAGCGAACCGTATCGTGTTTCAACGTCTGCCCATAGTTTCTTGGCTAACTGGATAATCAAGGTCGCTGCCAAGGAACCTCCGCCTAAAAATGTCAATAATGTTATGGTATCCATATTTTTAACGTTACTAATATTATCTTTCTACTACGACCTTTTAGAACCCATCTACCCTACCAAGCCGAAGCACCCAAAAGATTGCAAGAATGATTATGATAATTTTTGCAATGAACTGCACATGATACTCGGCAGGTAGTAATGGGATTAAGAAAAAGTAGGCGATGATAAGAGCAAGAACTCCAATAACAATTTGTTTTGTGTTCATAGATTTTTAGTTAATGGCAAACCTTTTATTAAGGTCTAGCCTTGTTAGTATTCCAACGAACCCCGTGGCTGGGATGCCATGTCGCTTCTGGTAAACCTTCACGGCCGCAGTGGTCTTTGGTCCGTAATACCCAAGGTTGGCACCTACTTCCTCACGGTGAAGTTCCCCATCGTAAATCAAGCACTCCTGCAAAATCTTCGTTTCGGGGTTTAGCTTCTGGCTTGGGCCAAGGTTATTTCCAAAGAAGTAAGCTGGCTTGTTGGTTGGGTCGGGCAATAATTCCTGCCAATTATTTGGCAGGTCTTTTAGTATAGCCCAGGCTTCAAATGGGGTGTAGTTAAGCGGTGCTTTGAAAAGTCCGCTATCTCCCCAAAATTCTCCCCAGCTATTCTGACCAATAATAAATTCTTTGAAGTATCCGTGCTCTTTTACGGCATGTCCCCAGATAGTTTCTCCTGCCATCGGTGGTCTAATCAATCCTGTCTGCCATCCGCCATTAGAGCCATGAAAACCCACCATAACGGCTCCTAGGGTGTATACCGCACGCTTAATGGCCTCTGGGGTAGGTTCAACCCGTACAAAGCCTTTAATGCGGTACTTGGCTATTAACGGTGCATCGTTGGGGTCTCCGCCTTTGGGCAGGCATCCGATGTTCTTCATTATCAGCATGGCGGTTCTTAAAAATGTGCCATCTAAGCTTGGAAAACCGTCAACCAGTTTGCACTGTTCATACATCCAGTCATCATCAAATTCCATTAGATTTCCTTCTTCTTTTTCCTTGCCCTCTTTTACAGAACAAGAGGAACAGCCAACGCATTTTGGTTTCTGTCCCTGATTCTTTTGGGTGGTCTTTCCCAAATCAAATTGGTCTGGGATTGGATTCTCTCCCAAAATATTTTCAATCACCGCCTCGGCGGGAATGTCTCTATGGTCAGTTAATGAAGGAAACACATTGTTCACTCTCACATCAACTGGCAGTTTTGGTTCTTCTACTGGCATAGTTTTTTTGTTTAATAATATTGTTTAAATTTTGAATGGAGGGGCGTGCTAAGCAACCTCCTTGATGCCAATGGCAAAATGTTTGAGAGGGATAATTGCACGCCCCATAATAGTGGGGCTTCCATGCCCCGAAGCAGCAAAATGACTTATATCTCCCCAACACGATTGGGGGAATCCGACTAAGACTCTTTTGCTGTTCCTTACGCATTCGCTGTTCCTGACGGTACACAGGTGGTAGCGAAGCACCAGTGTTTTATCGGGGAATCCGTTCCCCATGGGTTAATTATTCCACGAACTCTCGCCAGCCACAAGGGGCTTGGGTTCTTCGGTTGCTTTTTTGGTAACGCTTCTCTGGGCGACCACCTTGCCCACTTCTGCCCACAAGTCCATTTCCAAGGACTCGCCTTTGGTAATCGCCAGATTGGCGTAGAACTCCAGGTCGCTCATGGCCTGTTTGAGGTCAGCCCTCGTCCTTATGACAAGGGTCGGATTGACCTGTTCCTTCGTTGCGGTCAGCATGGGAGAGAACCTCCAAAAGAAGTGAAATGTTATCAGCCCTGTTGGCGGGCAGGCAGACGGACGGTACCACCAGAAGTGGTGATTGGTCGGGGAATTACTCCGCCAATTCTTTATCTGCCCTCCGCCAACGGGAATGACAACTATAATGATTTTTTGATAACCTCTTGATGCTCCTTCTCTAAAATAGAAGTTCTGGCAACGTTCAAGTCGTTAATGTTTTTCATAAAGTTCCTAATATCTTTAAGGACATTTTCTAAGTCTGGGTTTCGGTTCGTAGCAATTTGATTAAGCGTTTGAATCTGCTTATCTTTTTCACTGACTATTCCTTCAAGCTTTGAAATCCTTCCCGTAAATCTATTTTCCAGTTCGTGCATGGCCTTTGTCGCCCCAACCAAATTATCACGGCATTCCTGAATGTTTGCCTTTTGTTGTTTGTCTAATGTATCGTAGTTTGCAATAACCTCTTGGGTTATTTTTTTTGAACCTGACCTCCATTCTTTGAAGCCGAGGAATGCTACTACCAGAAGTGTTGTTACTGCTGTCCAATCCATTTTTTTACTGACTTAATTCTATAGGTTTAACCTCCCAAAAGATAGCGGCAAACTGACCAGACTTGACTTCAACCCAGTGTTTTCCAAACCAGTGTCTTACCAGTTCGTAAATAATAGTTTGAAATGGCGGTGCTGAAGGGGAAGCGGAGGCACTTATGCTTGGGCTAACAGAGGGAGAAGCACTCGGACTTGCTGAAGGGCTTACTGACGGACTGACTGATGCGGAAGGTGATTGACTGGGTGAAGAAGAGGGGCTGGAAGAAGGCGAGGCAGAAGCACTCGGGCTTTGGCTTGGTGAAGAACTTGGCGACTGGCTAGGTGAAGAACTTGGTGAAACCGAAGGAGAAACACTCGCTGACGGGCTTTGTGAGGGACTGCTGGAAGGGCTGGCAGAAGGAGATGAAGATGGCGAACTGCTTGGCGAAGCCGAAGCGGAAGGACTTTGACTGGGACTTGAAGAAGGTGAAGATGATGGGCTTGCGGAGGCACTCGGTGATTGTGATGGCGAAGAAGATGGACTTGCAGACGGACTGGCAGAGGGCGAAGCTGATGGTGATACGGAAGCTGAAGGTGAGGCACTCGGTGAAGAACTCGGAGATGAGCTTGGTGATGCGGAAGCAGACGGAGATAATGATGGTGATGCACTCGCACCATCACTCGGTGAGGCGGAAGGGGAAGATGATGGACTTACAGAAGCACTTGGTGAGGCTGACGGAGATGGTGAGGGGGAAACGGAAGGTGAAGGACTAGGAGAAACTGATGCACTCGGACTTTGTGAGGGACTGCTACTTGGTGAAGCGGACGGACTTACCGAGGGCGATACGCTGGCGGATGGTGATTGGGAGGGAGAAGGAGATGGTGAAACGGAGGGTGAAACTGAAGGACTAACCGAGGCTGAAGGACTTTGACTGGGAGACGCTGACGGACTTACACTGGCACTAGGGCTTTGACTTGGTGAACTGGATGGAGAAGCTGAAGGACTTTCTGACGGGCTTTTAGAAGACGATGGACTGGCTGAAGGTGATGAGCTAGGTGATACGGAAGCTGAAGGCGAAGCGGATGGAGAGACTGAAGCACTTGGAGACTGGCTAGGGCTTGGAGAGGGTGAAATTGAGGCACTCGGAGATTGGGATGGAGAAGAGGAAGGGCTTACAGAAGGAGACTGTGATGGGCTGCTGGACGGAGAGGCACTCGCACTCGGTGATACCGAGGCGGAGGGGCTTTGTGAAGGACTACTTGATGGACTAGAACTAGGGCTTGCACTAGGGCTTACGCTCGGAGATACTGATGCAGAGGGAGATTGTGAGGCTGACGGGCTTTGGCTCGGAGATGAACTTGGCGAGGCGGATGGACTAACCGAAGCGGAGGGTGATTGGCTTGGAGAAGATGATGGAGAGGCGGAGGCGGAGGGTGACTGGGATGCCGAAGGCGACTGACTGGGTGATGATGAGGGGCTGGATGAGGGAGAGGCGGAGGCACTAGGAGAGGCGGAGGGTGATGAACTTGGACTTGATGATGGTGAAGAAGATGCGGATGGGGAAGCAGACGGGCTTGAAGAAGGGGATGCTGACGCACTAGGACTTGCTGAGGGAGAGGAGGATGGGGAAGCGGACGGAGAACCAGATGCAGAGCCAGCAGTTGGAATATATACAATTAAAATTCCTATTTCATATACCTTGTAGGTATCAGATACCGACTTTGTAGCAAGTCCAATATCGGCACCACTACCACTAGGATATGAAGTAATGTTTCCAGCATTAAAGGCTAAAGTTGGAGAAGCTGCTGGGGAACTGATATCTTGAGGCGAGCCGTTAATAATTAGAGATATAGTTCTTGGTAAAGTAAGGGACTGAACATTAGCCCAACCAATTACATCAATGATACTAAAACCTGTAATGTTAATATCCCCTTCTGATGCAGTTTCTATATTGTATTCTTCAGTCAGGGCTCCCGCAGTGGCTATAGACCAGCCATTAGCAATATCAGTTGCTCTTTCATTAACTTGTGGAGAATGCCCCGTGCCGTAACCAGAACCACCAGAACCAATTTGAGTAGTCCAATCATTTGCCGTTCCATTCGCCTTTGGACGCTTTGCCGTTACCCAAATATCCCCCGTATCTATCAATCCAGCGTAATCATCAACATAAATATCGCTAAGACGGGTAGCCATGGTAGTTGGTGCTCCGCTAACTGCAAAAGTCAATGTGGATGTCCCTGTATTGGTTATGGTTGCATTCGTTACCGAAATTGCAGAAACTCCATCCTTGAAAACTTCAAACCTATTATGGGTAGTATCGGTAATGGTATATGCTAAAGAAATTCTATACCATTGCCCAGTTGAAAGAGTTGGACCATCGCCTCCTATTTGATTCGTAGTCTCAAATAACTGTAGAACACCAGCACTTGTAACCTTCAAAGAAGCAACAACCGAACCACTACCATTCACCATCTGTAAGATAACTTGTGAACCAGAAGATGGTAAGGTTTCAATATATATATAGTGACTTACTCTTCTACCAGCATCATTAAGTATTGCAGATTTTTGTATAAAATTAGAACTACCTCCTGGTAACTTAATTGACTTTATATGCCCCCCATGGACAAAATCTGTTGCCAAGGAAGCACCAGAAACAGTGCCCCAAAATCCACCAGCTGTAGTTATGGCAACATTAAAACCAGCATCTCCACCTGGGTCAGCAAAAATTGTATTAGGAGTTCCAGGAGAAAATGAAGGCGATATTGAGGGACTTACAGATGGAGAAACCGAGGCGGAGGGGCTAGCGGAGGGCGAAGAAGATGGGGAGACGGATGCAGAAGGTGAAGCTGACGGGCTGGCGGAGGGGCTTCTTGAGGCTGAAGGCGAGAGTGAAGGTGATGCGGAAGGCGAGGCAGATTTTCCAGCAATGAAGTATTTAGGGATTTCTAAACCATGTTTTTCAAACCACCAGCACAAGTGAATTGGCTTGTAGTTTAATAGGATTTCTTCACGAACAAAACCCTTCAATAGCCAGTGAAGGGCGTTAGTAGTTTTGTGAATAATTTTTCCTATTAGTCTTTCCATGGATGGAGATTAGGTATCGGCTTATTAACCTGATAATAAAAGATTTGTTCTGCCGAACCACTTGGCTTGTTAATTCCCATCCGTCTAAATTGATTATATGCTCCCATGTCGGAATGTAAACCATTCACGACAATGTAATTCGCAATTCTTCCAAGATTATTTACAAACTCCTTTTTAGTAACAAAGGGACATGGACTTGAGCAGTCCTTAGTATCAAACAAATCTACCAAAACGGCATCAAACTTTCGGAAAGTTTCAACGTATTTTTCCGCATCCATTTCAATAAATTCAACTCCGTAGCGGTTCTCTTTTATGGGTTCAATATCCACTGCCGTGATTGGGACATCACCATAGAGCAATCGGATTAACCCCGCCACTGTTCCATCTCCATAGCCGAGCATCAAAACACTCTCTGGTTTATATTGCGGAACCATGTAAATCCAATAAGAGAAGGTTAAATACGTTGTTGGAGGGTATGCCGAATATGAATTACCATTATTGTCCTCCGTTAAGAGTAGATTGCTCATGTGCTTTTAAGTTGTTCAGGGCTTCCTGTGTCCAACCTGGATTTTTTTCATTGTGGTAGGGTATAGGCCAGAACTTTTCTATTAACCACGATACTGGGTGAATGGCTTTCGGCCACTTATTATTAAAGATTAAATCTCGCACTTTGTCTCTTGTTTCTTGCTGACTTCTGCCGTTGGTAGGCCAAGGGAAGTGAAGTACGGTGTTGGTTCTAAAAAGGTGGGCATACCAAGTCTTGTGATTTACTAAAACCCTGCCTCCTGATAGCCATGTTTTACATGCCACTTCAATGCCCTGGCTTCCCCAGTTTCCTAGGGCTTCGTCGCAGATATTCAAGTCAAAATATTTCTCTCTGGTAAGCATAAAACATGACCCTTGCACTGACATGCTCTCGGTCAAACCTATCGTATCTCTGGCGTTAAAGTATTCTGGTCTGTTTCGGTATTCGTTAAAATACTGAAAATGCGGCTCTGAATCAAAGCTGTATGAGGTGCTCTGGGGGCTCTCCTTTCCAATCCAAACCATCTTTATTTTTATCCTTTTGCTTCCACAATTATCACACTTCGGCGGTTTATTTGCTTGGTACCATTTCTTTCCGCACCCATAGCATTTCCAGTCAAAGGCGTGCAGATTTCTCATCACTGGTATCATTGTAACATTATCGCCAGCGACCTTAAATGCTTCCAACATTTTTCGGTCAAAACCTTGGTCAAAAGCACAGTGGGCATCCACTTTCATAACGTATTTCCCTCTTGCTAATTTAGCGGCGTAATTAGTTGCGGCTCTCTGCCCAACCGACTTGGGAAGGTAAATAATATTCACTCTTTCGTTCTGCACAATGGGAGGGTCTGTCCATTCGCCATCTAAAACCGCAATGACTTCGGTGTCTGCTTCTATGTGCTCAATGATATCTTGTATGGTTCTCGCCAGAAGCATTTCGTTTCTGGCTGGAATCAGTATTGATAAATCCTTCATCGTTTCTGCCTCATTTTTTTAATTTCTTTGAAATTCTTAATCAGCTTTAAGTTCCCACCAGAACTTCCCGTTTCATCTTTATAGGTGTCTCGGTAGTAAGCCAACCGATTTACCATCTTGGTAGCTTGAACCATTGCAGTAACCAGATGCTCTGTTATTTTTTCCTTCAACTCTTTGTCTGGGTAATCTTGGATTTGGTCATAAATTACCCTTAGCGTTTCACAAATACATTCTTTCCAGTGGGTATCGTAAATAAGCGTCCTTCTTGCTTCTGCCCTTTCATTAGGTTCCATAAGTTTTAATAATTCCTGGTTGCTTAAATTCTTCACTCAATCCATTTTTTAGCTGGGCTCGGTATCGGTTTAAATCCTGAATCCTTTTGGCATCTTCTTTGGTGTGGATATTATCGGCCACCTTTTCTTCTAAAAAATAAATCTTGATGTTGGTGATGCTCAACTCGTCTATTAAATCGGCAATGGTTTTGTTCATAATTTTTGGTAGAGTTTACTGATATTTTCTATGTGATACTTTTCGGCTTCGTTAATTAACCTTTCTGCGTCCCAACCCTTCTGTAGTTTCTTAACTTCTGAAACCAGCTCTCTCATATTCTTTGCCTTGTAATAAAAGCCATCAACATCTTTGTACCCTAATTTCTGTTCTGAAACTGTGGGAATCCCAAACGACATGGCATTTATTATCTTATTAGGGTGGTAATAGGGGGCATGGGTTAAAAATCCGAACGACCCGATTACTTGAATATCTATGCTTTCGTAAAACTTAATCGTGTCTTCTCGCTTCTCAAAAGTTAAAAGAGAAACAAATTTTATACCCTCCTTTTCTAAAACTTCTTTTAACTCGGCAACTATCCTTCTTTGAAATGGTTGGTTTGCTCCGATGTATCCACAGGTGGTTATCTCTTTTCTGGTTTTTTTCTTTCTTTCAAAATTAACATGATGGTGGGGTATGTGGATAACTTTATTCGGTAAAACACTTTCTAGCCATTGTTTATGCGGATTAGTAAGAGCAATAACTTTTAGTTCTGGTCTTCCTTTTAACATCTGCGTAACTGTCATATCGTCCATGACATCAATGTAGTCATTACTTTTAACTGGCCTAAAGTCTCTTGGTTTAAGGTGGATGCACACATCGTTCTCAAAACCCTCTGTGGGGTTCAATTTAGCCCCTAGAAACGATGCTATCTCCTTACCCCGAATAATACTTGAAACCCGTTGGAGTGTTTTCCCACTGGGTTTGTTTAAGATAAATGGTTCTTTTGCAAAAAATGAAATCATACTAGGTCTTGTGGCATAAACCACCCTTTAAGATTTTGTATTTCGTCCTCCCTCCAACCAGTTGGCTTCTTTCGGAATCCCTCTTTGTTCATCTTCTTTGGGGTCATATTGTGGTTGTCCCGAATATCTATAATCGGAAAATCTGAAATCCATTCCTCTGCTTTTGCAAGTTCTAGGTGATTGCCTTTATGTCGGCCTGGCTCGTACCCCAAATTCCTTGCCCAGCTTGGATTCCCGCCTGTTGGTAATTTGTCCCAACCATTTTGGTAAATCAGTTCCAGTCTCCGCTTAAAAAAAGCAAGTGCTAATTTTCGGTTAGCACACATTCCCGAAAGAGAAGCTTGATGGTCATAGGCAACAACCCTCTTGCCGCTGTAATCCCACTTCCAAATGTTCGTATTATAGTAAAAAGTATCATCTCGTGGCGGGGTAAATCCAAAATGAGAAGGATGGTAGAGCACATCATGTTCGCAAAAGAAAACGTAATCCTCTTTGCTATTTTCCAGTGCTGCAATTATCCTTTTGAAATATCCCACAATACTTGGGTCTGGCACCACCACGTTACTGCCAAATTCCATGGGCTTCAAAGAAGCAGAGCTTATCGGCAATCCGCTTTTGAGAATCTGCTTTTGCACGCCATCCGTGATAGATGGCCTAGCCGAGTTGTTTGTATAGTAGATTATTCCCTTCATTTTATGGTCTGAAGAAGAAGAAACTCCTCCACTTATCTCTTTTCATCCCTTTTGTTTTTTCTTTTGCCCCAAGCACATACAGTTTTTGAATCTTCATAATCTGAACGCAAGCATCAACCCCTACTTTTACATGCACACCATCATAAATCATCGGATGCTTTAATTCTCCATAGCCCGTAATGGTAGCGTAGTCATGTCCTGCAATAATTCCTCCATGCTTTACCTTTTTTTCCCACCCAAAAATATCCATGCAAACGTAGGGCAATGTATGATTCGCATCAATGTAAACGAAGTCCAAAGAATCATCGGGAAAGTCTTTAAGAGCATCCATTGAATACTTGTGGATGATAGTGTAATCTAATCCTTTTAAGTTTGCCTCTGCCAATTCTTTTTGGCTCTTGTAGGCTCCCTCACGCTTGTACCCTTCGTAGTTTTCCCAGCAATCCACCCCGTACATTTTGAGTCCCGCCTTGCATAGGGTTACACCGTACTCTCCGAAATTAACTCCTATTTCTACACCTTTTTTGAATCCGTTGTTAAAAAGAAATTTAGCAAACTCCTCTCTATCGGTATCGGGGATATCTACAATCCTGCTATTTTTTGCTGGTTTTAATTTTATGCCTTCTTCTATTTTCATGGTTTTACAAACCACCAGTTTGGAACTTGGTAGTCGTTATTGAATATAACATTTAGCGTTTTAATTTTGTGGGCTTTGACGTAAGTATCAACAGGGGTAATAACATCTCCCGTCTTGTGAGGTTTGTAATCATCTCCGAAAACAATTCCCCCTTTTCGCACCCTCCTTGCCCACTCAATGATGTCAGTCATCACATAATCAAAAGTGTGAGCACCATCTATGTAGACAAAATCAAGCGAACCATAATCAATATCTCTCACGGCTTCCATACTGGTCTTTCTGACGAACTCACAGACAGGATAGCCAGCAACATTTTTTCTTGCTGTCTCATAAAACTGCTCCTGCCTTTCGGGGGTGTATATCTTTGACCTTGGGTCTTCGGGTACGGTGGCGTAAGGGTCAACTAAGTACAGTTTTTCAAGAGACTTTATAGACTCACAAAGAATCTTAGAAAAATCTCCATGTCTCACTCCTATTTCCGCACCACGCTTAAAGCCCATCTCTCCAAACATCTTGGCTAGGTCGTTTCTACTCTTTTCCGTTGACTTATTTATCTCCATCTAATATATTTTGTTGATATTCTAGCCAACCCTTTTTCCCAAACTCTCCATAGGTCTCAATCCAACCCCAACCCATTTTTAAGTTTACTGGATAAACGGGTCCTCCAACTTTTTTCTTTCTCCAAGCAATTTCTGGCAAATACTGTTCAAGGATTTTCCTTAATGCGTATTTACCGTACTCTACGTCCTTAATCTTTTCTTCTATCGGTAAGTTCCTCATGAAGTTATCTAACACAATGTTATCTTGATAAGGACGAATGTTCTTAATGCCAAAGTGAGCTGCAATCCCGTTGCTCATGTCATCCATATCCTTACGCATTTCAACGTCAGCTTCTAAAATGGTAAAAGCATGTGTGTTAGTTAATCTCCTAATCAAGATTGGGTAAAGCGGTGGAAGTATCTGGTCAATCAAAGGCTTGTAATGTTCAAAGGCTTCAAACTCGTACACCTTATACAAATAATTGATAATCAAATCCCGTGCGTAACCACACATGACCTCATCAGGACCATCACCCAAAATAACCTCCTTCACTCCCATTTCTGCTAGTTTTTGATACATGCAATAGAGCGGGAAAATGTTGAAGTGTGGGATAGGTCTGCCAATCGCTTTCACGGCAATCTTCACATACTCCTCAAACTTTGATTCGTCTGGCTTGACTATAACGTGTTCTATATTCAGCTGCTTAGCCACCTTTTTAGCCCACTCAATTTCGTTGTACTTATCCCCTTCTGGTAACTCAACTGAAATCGCAAACTTCGGCTTAATATGAACCGCAAGCAGTGAAGAATCAATCCCGCCCGAAAGACATAATGGTGTCCCCTCATATTTTTTACACTCCTCTACTATTTTTTGTTCTAATTTTTCCATAGTATTTCTTTCCAATTATCGGGCCATCCTGGGATAGGCCAGAACTTTTGGATTAAGTTAATAAAACCGTCTTTGTTATCGTGAACCCAGTGCTGATAAGAATACTTATAGCACCTCCGTCTTAATTTATCGTCCATGTGGTAGCCACGTCCCTCCTGTTTAGTTTTATACTGATGGGCGTACCATGTGTTTTTATTCACAACCACCCGACCGCCAGCAAGCCAAGTGGCAGTGCCGATATAGGCGGCTTCTTGGGCATGTAGTTGGTTGTATCCTTCGTCATTCATAAAATCCATTTTGTTCCACCAGTCCCGTGTCATAAACCAAAATGAGCCTTGAAAGGTAAGTACATCGTCAATCATCACATCCTTTCGCTGTATGCCCCTTTCCAGCCATTTATAGCCGTGTAGCGAGGTAGTTGGGTACTTTGGTGGGAATACCCAATACTCGTAGTCAATCGGCACTTGTTCATCTTCAAAAAATGGTCGCCATTCTGATTCACAAAGTTTATACCTGCGGGGAATTTGTATCCAATTATCTTGGTGGTCTTTTTTTAATTGCACATCAAAACCTGGAGCAACAATGCAGTGAGCGTCAATTTTCATTACATATTTGCCAGTAGAAATTGCCACGGCTTCGTTAATGGAATACTTCATCCCGATGGCCTCTGGGTGGTAAATATATTTAACTCCCGCAATCTCGGTTGGATATGGTTTGCCTTCAACGATAACAATAATTTCAATCGGTTCTTTCGCCTTAGCCAAAAGGTCTTTGACCGTAACGTCAAGATATTTTTCGTTTCTGCTTGGGATTATGATGCTGACTAAATTTTCCATAGAGGTTTGATGACGTTATTGTAATAATCTCCCCAAGCTTCTATGCAGTAGCCAATTTTGGGGTCATCTGATTGGCTTCCGTAGCGGTGAGTTCTTGGAAAGGTGTAATGCTTATGGGCAAACCAAGTATTTTTGTTAAGCATCATTTTCCCTCCTGCTTTCCATGTTTTGAAAATCATTTCGTGCTGGTCTTGGTAGTGGTCTCCGTAGTGTTCCGCATCAAGCTCCACAATTACTTCGTCCCACCATTTCTTTGGCATTATCCAAAATGAACCTTGCATTGCCATCGTTTCAGAAATAGGAACGTCCTTCATTTTCTCGTCCCTGCTAGGCCATCGCTGTCCTTCAAATTTGCCGTCTCTGATTTTTAGTTTCTCGTGAATGTAGGGTGGCACGTCCATCTTCTCCCACTTAATCGGGTCTAAGAAATATCTCGTGGCAGTCATTATCCAATTCGGCTGGCAACTCTCTGTCATGATTTTATCAAAGCCTTTTCCAAAAATGCAGTGGGCATCCGTTCTCATTAAGAATTCTCCCTTAGCAATTTTAATACCAGCGTTAATAGCTCCCCGCATTCCTCGGTTTTCTCCTAAGTGAAGCTGAATAACTTTCTTATTATTTTCTTCACTAAAAACCAGCGGGGGGTTAGGCCAGCTTGCATTGTATACCGCAATAATTTCAATATCCCCTTCGGCGTTTTCAAGAATAGAGTCTATTGTTTTTTGCAGGTATGGGTCTTTGTATGCGGGTATAATTACTGAAAGCATTTTTCCGTCCTTTCATTTAATTACTATGGTTGAGTAAGTTGTTTCAAGTAGCTTGTTCCAGTGTTTCCAGTGCTTCCATTTGCTCCAGCTCCAGCTCCAGTGCCAGGCGTTCCATGGGTTCCGCCTGTTCCACCAGTAAGAGTGATAGCCCCACTGTTAGTCAATGAGTA